GTTTGGTGGCGGGGGGGAGCCAAGTTCTTTCTCGCAATCGTGGACTCAGCCAACAGAGGTTGGCGGTGTATCGTATGGGACAGGAGGCAGTATGGAATTCGACCCTAGCTGGCAAGACTCTTGGAGTCAAGCGAATGCAGGAACGTGGGAGCCGGGAGGTAGTGGCTCATACGAGCAATTCAACTTCCAGAACGGCGGCACCTCAGGCTACACTCCCTCTGGCCAGCTTCCCATGGACCTGGCGAATCCAACTTCCAGTATTATGCAGCAGATCAAAGCTGCCTTAGATGCAGGAAGACCCCTTGGCCAGATTGCTCAGATGTTAGGAGTGAGTGAGGGAATGCTTGGAACAGCAGTTAAGACTCTGGGTGGGGTGTATGCCACGAAGGTCGCTGGAGATCAGGCCACAGCCACTCAGAACTTCGCCCGCCAGTTTATGGACTTCGGAGCGGAGTATAGGAAGCGGCTGAGTGACTCGTATGGGGACCTGAATGCTTACTACAGTAGCCCGGATGTGCAGGCGGCTGTGAAGCAGGGAACGGATGCCACAGCGAGGGCTCTCTCCACGAAGGGGAATCCTGCGCAGAGTGGAAACGCTCTGCAGGAGATGCAAGACTACGCCTCAAACATGCTGTTTGGGAAGCTGGGACAGGAGCGGGATAGGCTCGCGGGGTTCGGTGGGCTGACGGCTTATAACCAAGCAGTTCCTCAGCTCGCAACGAACGCAATCAGCTCCATGTCGAATGTGCCGAACGTGGTGGGAGCAGTCACAAGTGATATCCTCAACCCCCGCCGGACCCTCGCCCAGGAAATGTTTGACTACAGACAAGCTGGACTTGCATAGGAGCCAACATGCCACTTGATCCGGTACTTGCCCGCCTCCCAGTCATTGGCCCCGCGATGGCCGCGGAGGATAGGAACATCGCAGCCACTGATGCGAATGTGCAGAGGGGGCTTGGGCTTTCTCGGCTTGAGAGTGCCTTCCGAGAAGCTGAGATGCAGAAGAAGGCGAGGGCGGAGCTTGATGCCCTGGGGCCGACTCCGACGGAGGATCAACTTATCCTGTGGGGAGCCCGCTACAGCTCTCCAAAGGATGTTCTCCACTGGAAGCAGCAAGCCCAGAACGTGAAGCTGCATGAGGCAACCACGAAGGAGGCAACAGCCACTCGCTTGCAGCAGATCGCCCGCCAGTTTGAGATGAACTATGCCCTTCGCTTGCAGAATGCGAAGGATGCAAGGGAGCAGAACGCGATCAAGAACGAGTTCCGGCAGAAGCAGCTCCTCCTCAACGCGGAGGCTGCGAGGCAGGGTGGAGTGAAGCTGTTTTGGGAGACGGGAGATGCGAGTGGGATGCGGCCAGTAGACGTGAACGTGCCTATGCCGCAGGCTCCCCAAACCCAGCAGATCACCGCGCCGGGGCTTAGCCCTGGGAACATGGCTGCAGTGCAGGCGATTGGTGCTGCTGGCGGCGGGCGGATGACGCTGGATGAGCCTTATCAGCCTGGACCGAGTGTGGAGTTGGCTCCGCAAGCGCAAGCCCCAGTACAGGCTCCCCAGCAAGGAGGCTTTGCTCCTGCGCCAGTACCGACACCTGCCCCTACTCCTGCGGCTGATCCTTTCTTCCACCCCGCCATGCCGCCAGAGATTGCAAAGCTTCCCCCAAAGGATCGGAAAGCGTGGATTGCAGACTTTGAAGGACAGAAGTCGCAAGAGAAGTTTGCGAAGGATACATCTGCGTACCAGACTGGACTGGCGGCGTACAAGCGATTGGAGGGGCAGATTGAACAAGTGAAGGCTGCGAAGCTCGGACGGATCACAGGGCTTGCGGGGGTGATTCCAAACGTACCTGGGCAAGCTGGAGCTGTAGCCCAGAACCGCCTGGAAGACCTCAAGAATCGAGTGATGGTGGATACTCTTCGAGACCTCAAAGCGATGTCTGCGCAGGGAGCTTCTAGCTTCGGTGCGCTGACGGAGAAGGAAGGGGAGAGACTGGAGAGCTACTTGGGGCGTCTCAATCGCTCAGTGGATGAGAAAGAGATTCGTCGGATTCTGGAAGAGATCGCGACTTTTACGAAGGAGGCGAAAGAGAGGTTGACGAAGGCGTATACTGAGGCTCACAGAACTCGCTTGGGGACTCCGGGTGTCCGAGCGGGGGCTGCGAGGAATCAGCTCCTCGAGGCTGCTGACGCTATTGTGGGGAGGTAACTGTGGCCGAAGATCCAGCAGTCAAGTACGCTACTTGGCTCACAGAGAACGCCGGGAAGAGAGGCACGCCAGAGTTTGATACTGTGGCGGCGGCGTATAAGGCAGCGAGGGCGGGTCCTGCACCCGCAATCCCAGAAGAGTCTGTGACGATGGACTGGAAGCCGTATGTGCCTTCCGGGGAGAGAAAGGGAGAGATTGCGAACATCACGCCGGAGGAAGCTGTGCTTGGTTCCCCCGGCGGCCAGTTCGCGATTCGCGCAGGTGAGCCTGTGGTAGCGGCTGCCCAGATTGTGGAGAGAGTGCTGCCGGGTAAGCCTGTGCTGCCAGAGTATTGGAAGAGGACTTCTGAGGCGATGAGGAGAGGGGGGGAGCTGTATGGTGGGGTGGCGGAAGCTGCTGGTCTCACCGGGGCTGTGCTTTCCCCAGCGAATAGAGCAGTAGTGGGAGCCTTTGGTCCTGGGCTGAAGGGTAGTAGTATTGCTACGCAGGGAGCAGTGCTGGGTGGTGTGGGGGGCCTCACGTCGGCTACAGAGTCAGATGATGAGTTCGCTATGACAAAGGCGCTGCAAGTGCTTGCGAGCGCGGGCGGTGGAGCACTGCTGGCGGGGGCTCTCAAGCTCGGGGGTACTGGCTTCGAGTATGCGTGGAAGAACTGGCTGGAGCCAGTGTTGGGGAACTTTAGCCAGAAGGTGAGGGATGGGATTAAAGGAAAGCTGTACCAAGCTGCGGCGGGAGAGAAAGCTCCGCAGGTGGCTGCCGGGCTGCGAGATCCTCAACAGGTAGTGCCGGGGGCTGCTCCTACAGCAGGGGAGGCAGCAGTTCAAGCAGGTGCGCCTGGGTTCGCTGCTCTGCAAGAGTCTGCGGCCCGCATCAATCCAACAGCGTATGCAGCAAGGGCGGATCAGCAGTCTGGAGCAGTGCTTGACAACCTGAGGTCTGTGGGGAAGACTCCAATGGATCTGCAGGCTGCGCAGGCTGCACAGAAGGAGACTTCTGATACGTTGTATGCGCTCGCTCGCGGGGATAAGAAGCAGCAGCAGTGGGCACATATTGATCCCTCGGCTGTGGGAGCTGAAGCACAGACAGTTGTGCCCCGAGTGGGACCGACGATAGGGTACATCAACAAGCTGATAAAAGAGAATCCCGGCAACCCAGACCTTCTCCGGGCGCTTGCTACCGCGAGGAAGGGGCTTGTGGATGAGCAAGGGCGGGCGAGGACAGATCCTGCTCAAATCATCTCAGTGTTGGATGGGATTAAACTGGAACTCGAGAAGAGCCATGCACCCTTTGCGCAGTCTGCACTTCGAGAAGTGAAGGACAAAATCTCAGAACAAGTACCGAGGTGGAAGATCGCTGAAACAATGCATGGGCAGGCGGGGCAGAAGATCTCTCAGATGGAGCTGGGGCAGGACCTGGAGAGGACTGCGATGGGGCCGACAGGCTGGCGGGCGGGAAGCGGCCAGCCCCTCATGGAGGATGCGGTGTTGAAGAAGATTAATGCGCCTGAGTTCGGGCTACGGTCTCCTTCGTTGGATCCTGAGGCTCTGCAGAAGATCCGCCAGGTGGAAGAATGGTTCAAGAGAAAAGAAGCGCTTACACAGCAAGGGAAGCTGGGGAGGCCTGTGGAACCAGACATCCATGTCGGTACGAACCTTCCGAATGTGTTGAAGAGAGAAGTCATGGTGATGAACGCAATATTGAAGAGGCTTGAAGGTAAGGTCTCTTCGAAGGTGGCTGCGGAGGTGGCGGCGGAGATGCTGAATCCTCCTGTGGTGGGAGATAGCTTGCAGAAAGCGATTCGCCGGGCGCAGATGAACCAGGCACGAGCGCAGACGATGGAGAAGCTTTATAGGCAAGGGATGCCGGGCTTCGTGCAGCAAGTGAATGCAGCGGCTGAGGCGCCATGAGCTGGGATGATACGCTGGATGGGACGAAGGTTGCTTGGCACAGCGAGAGGCTCGCGGCGTGGGATCGCGGGGAGAGGATCGCCCCTATCACAATCGACATGGCTCTCACGCGGCAATGCAACTACGCCTGCCACTTCTGCTACGCTTCTATGCAGGAGAACGAACGGAAGCCTATCACGAAGGAGGTGATGGATGGATTCCTTGAGGACTGCGCTGAGGTGGGTGTGCAGGGGATTAGTTTTGTCAGTGATGGGGAGTCTACTATTTCTCCTGCTTTCCGCCATTCTGTGCTGCGGGGTCATGGCCTGGGGATTGATATGGCTGTGGGCACGAATGGGCTGCTCTTCACGAGAGAGTGGGCAGAGGAGCTGTTGCCGGCCCTCACGTATGTGAGGATTAACTTCTCGGCGGGGGAGCCAGGCCGCTACAGGGAAATTATGGGAGCGAAGGAAGGCTGGTTCGAGAGAGTCTGCCACAACATCCAGATTATGATGCAAGTAAAGAAGGAGCGAGGTCTCCACTGCACTGTAGGGATGCAGATGGTCCTTGACCCACGGTACGCTGACCAGATCCTTCCCCTCGCACGCCTCGGCGCAGAGCTGCGGCCAGATTACCTTGTCATTAAACACTGCAGTGATGATGTGGATGGGAAGCTGGGAGTGGAGTACGACAAGTATGCGGCCTTAGAGGAGACTCTTCATGAAGCTGAGCGACTGTCCGACGAGGAGTATCATGTTGTGGTCAAGTGGTCGAAGATCCGTGCAGGTAGCCAACGCAGCTACTCGAGATGCTATGGCCCGCCGTTCATCCTTCAAATCTCCGGTTCCGGGCTGGTTGCGCCCTGTGGCTTCCTCTTTAACGACAGGTACAGGAAGTTCCACATCGGAAACATAGTGGAGGAGAGGTTTAAGGACATCCTCGCGGGGGATAGGTACTGGGAGGTGGTAAGGTACTTGGCCTCAGACCAATTTGATGCCCGCAAGTCCTGTGGGGCTCTCTGCCTCCAGCACAAGACGAATGAAGCGCTGGATGCTCGAGCCAAGGGCCTGGCCTTCATCCCTCCACTCGTGAAGCCAGCTCATGCGAGCTTCATCTAACTCGAACGAGGTTTGAGTGAGTATCCCGAACGGAATCCTCAAGCGTCTTGAATCTGGAGACGAAGGAACGTTTGGGAGGCTGAGTCTTGCTGGATGGACTTGCCTTACGGGAGAGCTCCCTTGGAGGGATAATGCTCGAGGGAGATCCTGCATCCCAGCGGGAACCTACAAGACTGTGATGATGTACTCTCCGAAGTTCCGCCGACCAGTCTACCGCCTCCTCGGAACCGAGCCGCGGGGAGGAATCCTTATCCATGCGGCCACTTGGATGGGGGATGTAGACCTGGGATGGAGGAGTCATCTCCAGGGGTGTATTGCACTTGGGGAGAAGCTTGGCTGGATGGAAGGGCAGAAGGCTCTTTTCCTCTCCCGCCCGGCAGTCTCCCGGCTTGAAGTCTTAATGCAAGGAAGTCCTTTCACATTGGAGATCCAAGATGCTTGAAATCCTCGGAACGATCTTTGGAAGTATCTTCTCGGGCGGTGCTACTGGGATTATTGGAGTCATTGCCCAGAGGTTCGCGGACTACAAGAACAAGCAGCTGGATATGGAACTGGAGAAGCAGCGGTTTGATAATGCCGTGGCGCTTAAGAAAGTGGATGCGGAGATCATGGCGCAGGAGTGGGCAGCCCGAACGCAGGTAGCACAAGTGGAGGCGGATGCCGCGAAGGACGTGGCAGCTTCGAATGCTTTCGCAGCGAGTTACTCAATGGAGCCGAAGCAGTATAGTAACTCTGCGAAGATGACACCTAAGCAGCAGTGGGTCATGGTAGTGCTGGATGCCTTCCGGGGAGGTGTGAGGCCACTCCTCACGATCTACCTTTGCTTCCTCACGACCCTTGTGTGGATGCAAGCGCGGGCGGTGCTGGGGGCTGGCCAGTTGGATACTGCTGCCGCGATGGATGTCTGGAAGATGGTTGTGGGGAACATCTTGTACCTTACTACTACTTGCGTCCTTTGGTGGTTCGGTACGAGGAATAAGGCGAAGCAACCAGACTAAGTCTTGAAGGGAAGGGGCGAGGTCTTGTCGAAGGACATCTTGCAGCGGACGTGATGCCAAGAAGCGTTCCGGTCGAGGATAGCTTGGGCGAGGGAGTGGTGGGCAGCAGCATCTCCGAGGTTTAGACTCGTCATCCGAGCAAGGACGAAGTAGTAGCCAGAGGTTACTTGGAAGTGTATGAGTTCCTCTGCTTGGTCTCGCTGGGGGCTTCCCTCCGGGTAGCTGTTGCGGACTCCCTCGAGACCAGTGTTCGTGGCGCTGTCCACCCGCCGGTAAGCGTGCATCTTGGGGCGGAGCCAGTATGCCCCTTTGAGGAGGACAGCGAGAGGGGGAAGGCTCACATCCAGGCTACCGACGCCTTCCAGTGGCGCAACTGTGTTCCAGAACTCGCGGGTCCAGGCTTGGCAAGTGGATCCCCCCATGTGGCGCTTTAGCTGGTCCTCGAGGGTGGACCAGGAGTCTGTGGGGTAGTAGTCGATGGTTTCACCTTGGTAGACCATCCGTTCATCCACGTAGTAGAGGCTGCCAAGAACCATGCTGGGGTTGTGCTCCTCGAAGGCCGCGATGGTTAGCTCGCTCCGCTGGGCCAGGTCGTAGTCGTCAGCAGATAGCTGCATTACCACGTCAGCGTCTGTCTGGTCCATAGCCCATCCCACGTGAGCGTTAAGGCCGGGCATTCCCTTTACGTCAGTCAAGGGGCAATTGATCCGTCGAACTTTGTGAGGGCCATCATAGGTGGATGCGAGGTGATCGAGGATCTCGCGGGTTCCATCCACAGATCCCTGGTCGCTTAGGAGAAGCTCGATAGGTGGGCCAGTCTGCGCAAACATGGACTTCACAGCTACAGCTACATGGCGCACCTTGTCGCGGGCTGTGAGGAGGAGAGAGTACTTTCTCATTGGGGCATCTCCACGATGATGTAGGAAAGGCGGCTGGAGGCAGCCATACTGTAGAAGCCATGAACCTGGACTGGATTCTGGGCCCTCACCACGACGAGGTTGTGGCACATAGAGGCGAAGGCGTCTGTGTGGTCCTGGCTGTGCTGAGGGCCGGGATTCAGAGGCTTGGTGTGCCCCACAGCCACTCGGATGATTACGTGAGGCTTCCAGCCGAAGGTGGGGAGCTTATCCAAGTGATTCACTATCTGGTTCGCGGCGAGGAGCGCAAAGTCCCACCGCGGGTAGATGCAGATAGGGAGGTAGCCTTCGAGCGCAAGGCCAATGCAGAAGCCTGCTTGGAAGTCCTCGGCCACTGGAAACTCAATCCGGCGGTCCTCAGGCACACCCTCCAGCGTATCAAACATCCCATGGCAGCGATACTTGACTCCTTGCCCCACGAAGAGAGTGTCTGCGCGGCGCGCAAGCATCGTCATAGCCTCTGTGAGGGCCTGCTTGTAGCTCAGAACTGAATCCATTTTCCGACTCCTGTGTGGGGGTACTTCCGGGTGTAGGGGTATCGACGGACCCTCGACACAAGGTCCTCCCCCCAGGCCTTCATCGTGGGAGTGTTCGTGCTCATCCCGTTATCCTCCACGTAGAACATAACTGGCAAGTTGTGCCCCTCCGCGTAACTCCTCGCTTCGTGGAACACTCCTGTGCAAGCTGCCATATCTCCTACGAAGCAGTGGACTCTTGTTTCAACTCGGCGCCTTTTGCACGCTGCCGCCACGCCTACGGCGGGTGGGCAGATCCCTCCCACGATGGCGGAGGTGAAGAACTTGTGCTTGGGGGAAGAGAAGTTCATACTCCGACCGAAGATGATCTGCTCGAGAATCTCATCTCTGGGGACTCCATGCAGTAGTGCATGGTAGTGGTTCCTCCAAGTGGAGAACACCCAATCATCTCGACGAATGTTGCTGAAGATGTTAATGAGAGCTTCTTCGTTCCCTCCACTGAGGTGGATGGGGCCTGGGATCATCTTCGCTTCGAAGAGAGTCGCTACTTCCTCTTCGAAAGCAATGAGGGCCTGTGGGGTCATTTGTTGCTCCTCAACCAGCGCATGACGTTGTGGGTGATGTGAAGCTGCTCTTCCTCGGACGCTTGCATATCGAGGCCGGTGTCCGCTCCGAAGATCGGCCAGACAATCATGCCGATTTGCTTGGCAATCTCGAGGGCGTGGAGGATGTTGGGGGACTTACCACTCCCACTGAGTGCGATGAGGAGGTCTCCACGCTCACCGACAACCTCCAGCCACTTAGTGAATACTGTCTCGTAGCCAAAATCGTTGGCAAAGGCCGCGAGAGTCGCTGGATCAAGGCAATGGGCACGTATGCCACAGAGAAGGAGATCGTTCGTGAAGTGCATGGCGTTGGCATATGAGCCTCCATTGCCGATGATGTAGACACGCTTAGCTTGGCGTATCGTGCGAGCGAGTTGCATGAAGCCTCCGAATGATGTCAGTGCTGCTATACTTGGGGGATGAGTCGAGGATGTGCAGGCGGCCGCCGAGCTTCTCGGTCAGCTCCTTCTCTGCTGCGAGGTGGCCGAGTTTGTCCTCCATGAGGTAGTCTCCGCCCTTCACGTAGACTGCCGGGCGGAAGGCCTCGATGGCGGGGATGGCACTCTCCGCATAGCAGATGAATACAGTATCTACACATCGCAGTTCACTGAGGAACCTGAATCGTTCATCCTCGCTGAAGACAGGGCGGCCTGGACCCTTAGCAATGAACTCGTCTGCAGTGAGACTCACTACAAGGAAGTCTCCGAGCTTGCGGGCTTCCTTCAACATAACAACGTGGCCGTAGTGGAGCCAGTCAAAAGTGCCGTGAGCAAGTACGAGTTTCATCCAAACACCTCCTTGCCATTAACTACTGCTGTGCCGAAATGAGCGACGGCAATACCACTGGCCTTGTTCGCGTAGCCAATAGCCATCTTCGGACCGAAGCCTCTACTCAACGCACAGGCATAGGCCGCAATGGCTGTGTCGCCGGCACCAGTCACGTCGTAGACTTCCCGGGCGACAGCAGGAAAGTGGCTTGCCCCCGCCGCATCGAAGAGACTCATTCCCTCCGCTGCGCGCGTAACGAGGATAGCGGAGATTCCAGCATCCTTCCGCAGCTGCTCTGCTTTGTGGGCGAGTTCATCCTCACTGGACCAGCCTCCACAAACTTCCCGCATCTCGAAGACGTTCGGCTTGATGAGATCTGCCCCTCTGTACTTGCGGTAGTCATGGCCCTTGGGATCGACGAGGACAATAGCCCCCGCGGTCTTGGCTTCAGAGATGAGGGAGCGAATGCTTCGCAAGGAACCCTTCCCGTAGTCGCTGAAGATGACGATGGGACACTGGGGGAGGTACTCGCGGAAGGAGGCCTCGAGCTTGGAGATCCCCTCTTCTGTAAGGAAGTCGTCGAAGTCCACCCGGACAACTTGCTGGTTCTGCCCAACGACTCGGATCTTGCGGGAGGTGTAAGCTGTGGCGGGGAACACTCGAGCGCCCATTGCGTGGCAGTTCGCCGCCACGTTGTCAGCAGCGCCGAAGCGATCTTCCTTCCTCGTGACCCGGACGACGGGAACTGGAGCCTCGGGAGAGATCCTCTTGACTTCCCCATACCAGTACTCATCCACCATCGCGTCTCCACAGACGAGGATGTTGCTAGATAAAGTTGACATGGGGGAGCTCGCTGAAGTCATTGAGGTAGCGGTTGGCTTTGTCCATCCGGCAGTTCGTGCGGCACTTGGAGATGTCAAGATACTTGGTGAGGAGTTCCCAGTTCCTTTGCCTATCCGGTCCCTCCCAGATATCCTCGAAGATGTCTGACTTGATGTTGCCGAGGCAGAAGCGTGGGTCCCCTATGTACGCGCTGCAGGAGTAGACGTCTCCCGCAGCAGTGATGTAGGCCCAGAAGAAAGGAGTAGCGTTGCACTTGGTATACGTGGGACCTGTGGTGGAGAAGGCAGCCTCCCGGAACACTGTCTTGCTGCGAGAGATCTGAAGGGCAACTGGCTTCCACGTGGGATCAAGCTTGTTGATGCTTCGCTTGTGCTGGCTGTAGGGCTTGATCACGCAGTAGTCCACGCCGGCGTCTGCCGCAAGCTCCTCGAGGAGGGGGATCTCGTGGGCGTTCTCCGGCAGCACGACCATCTGGATGCCGAGGGTACACTTGCCTTTGTACTTTGCAGCTTCCCGGATGTTCCTCCAGACTTTATCCCAGTCCTTGGGGTCTGCCTTGTGGACGTTGGTGTAGGTCTCGCGGGAACCAGCATTCACACTCACTTTGACCCAAGAGCACTGAGGGAGTGCCTCGAGCTTGTCGAGGAGGACTCCGTTTGTGGTGAAGGCTACGTCCAGGCGGGCATTGAGCGCTCCGAAGACGATGTGGTTGATCTTCTTGTGGAGGAGGGGTTCTCCCTCGCCCGCGAGCATGATGGACTTGACTCCGAGGGAGGACATCTCCTCAAGGCGGTCCACGAGCATGGAAGCCTCGAGGGAGATAGGCTTGTAGCCGAGGTAGTCCACTGCGCAGAAAGTGCAGCGGTGGTTGCAAGCACCTACGGGGCTTACTTCCACGTAGATGGGGTAGATGGACTTGGCAGTTTCCCAGAGGTCCTTGCCTTGCCTCCATTCTTCCACCCTAGCGGGGTGGAACTGAAGTTTATGGCTGTCGATGCGGAACTTGTCGGTCATTTAATCCTCCTCAAGACGTTGATGTCTTTCTTCTCTGTCATTAGGACTTCGATGGGTTGGTGGAGCTTGGCGCGGAGCCAGATCTCAAGGTCGAAGATCTGCTTGGGGGTTGCAGCGCTGGCGAGGAACAGACGGTTACCCTGGCTCGAGATGACAGTAGCCTTGCCTGGTCCAAGGAACTCATCTACGAGGAGCTGGAAGTTCATAAATCACGTCTCCCCTCTCGTTGAGGACTTTGAGGCCATCGTGGGACCAGCGACCGTAGTGGGTCCACTTCGCACACGCAGGCGCCCCTTCAAGGGACCCCTCAGATGAGGGGGACAGGATGCCTGGATGCAGGAAGGGACCTTCTTGCAGTCGAGTTCCTCTCCCCGCCACCGGGCTCGCCAGCGCTTGACTGTTGCTACGTCCATTCCAAGCCTCTCGGAAAGTACTGAGCTTTTCACGCCCCTGTTCGCGGCGAAGAAGGCGGCTGTGCAGCAGAAGTTCAAGGGATGTTGACATACTAGAGTCTCCAGAGTTGGTTTCACGTTCGGGGTTCCGTCGGGTATCACGTTCGAGTTTTCAGCAAGAAGTGTTCTCCCACTTTCTCGAGATGGAGCATCCCGGCCTTAATGAGGCCCGCGAGGATACCTTCCATGTCTTTGTCTGCGGGGAAGTGGGCTTGGAGGAACTTGTAGGCTTCCTCGTAGGAGATTGCTCCCCGCGAGCGGATGAAGCCAAGCAAGCGATCTGTGTGGAGGGAACCTTCACTCTTGCCGATGCGGGCGAAGACCTTGGGCATGTCGAGCTCGAGATCAGAGATCATGAGGTTCGCCGCCGCCAAGTCCTCAGCGCTGAGGGTAAGGTCATCCCTCGCGGATGCGCTGAGTACCATTGCAAGCTTGTGGAGGTGGGTTTGCTTCCGGGCGATGTAGCCACCGAAGCGGTCGTCATCGAGGCCGGCGGGCCTGTTTTCGTAGTGGTGCTTGTACCAAGCGTTTCCCCACTCAACGGCAGATGGAAGGAGGCGGAATGGTCCGGCCAGTAGGGAGATCCTTTCAAGGTCTTGTACAAGCTTACGCTGTATGTCGGCAAGGTCGGCAGGGACTTGGAGGGAGGGATAGGCAATGTAACGCTCCTTTTGCTCAGCGAAGATGAACACACAGCGGGAAGTGAAGCCCCCGCCGATCATGTACTCGGGGAAGTTCCCTGCGATCCACGCGGGGGTCGTGCAGGCCACGATGTTGATCCAGGGATTCTCAATGGTTTCGCTTCCACTCATTTTCGTTGTCTTGTTGAACACAGCTCGACCATCCCACAGAGTGACGAGGAGGTCAACCATCTCCCTGTCTTGTGGGTTGAGGAGGTTCCCCAGCTCTCCAGACTCAATAGTGATTTCAGCCGCAGTGATCGAATCATGGCCGTTGACGTGGAACTGCTCTTGGGACTCGCTCAACGACTTGACGAGGCTCTGCCACGTACAGACATCTGGCCCGAACTTCACTCCTGGAATCTTGCGGAGGAGATTCATCGCAACGCCAGCAGTAGTGGACTTTGAGACGATACCTGGAGGCGCCACGAGGATGATGAAGAAGTTTGGTGTCCACTTGAAGTACGCCATGTCGAGCCAGACTCGTCGGCGAAGAGCTCCCGCCATCGCGCTGACTCCACACCAGAAGCGCATCCGCTTTGGAGCCTCGCTGTGGGAGCTGTAGTCCAAGTACGCGCCAAGCCAGTCCTCGAAGTTTCTACTTTGCATCACCCCAGCTCACTTCACTCGTCTTGATTCCGACTGGGATGATGAGGGGGTCAGGGTATGGGATTGTGACTGTGGCGAGGGTGCGGAGCGTCTCGAGGGATGATTGTAGCATGTGGCTTGGGAACTGTCCAGCAAGAGAGTCATGAACTTGCATGAGGACTTGGATGTGGGGGGCTTGGGCGTGGATGCGTTGCCAAGCAGTGTTGATGACCCGACCAACGACGCTTTGTGGCTGCCACGCGAGGGCATCTGGGAGATTGGGTCTGTCAAACTGATACCACTTGTAGCCGAAGATGTTGGAGACGACGCCTTGCTTGAGCTGCTCTGCTGTACGCTCCTGCCACCGGCGGATACCAGGATGGATCTGGAACCAACGCTGCTGCATCTGCTCGGCTTTGTGGATTGTGAGGCCGCAAGTCTGCGCCATCGTGCGAGGTCCGCCCCCGTAGTTCGTGCCGTGGACCCAAGACTTGGCGAGCTGTCGGCTGATTCCGAGGGCCTTGGCGTTCTCGCTGTGCATGTCTACACCTTCGCGGAGCATCTGCTTCATTTCTTTGTCATCAGCTTCCCACACCACGACTTGGAGATCCGCCCGGTCCAGGTCCATGTCGAAGAAGGTGAAGCCGGGGTCTGGCACGAAGAGCTTACGGATGTTCGGGAGTTCTAAGTCTTCTGGTTCCTTGGCTTCAGTTCCTTTAGGGATATTTTGAAGGTTCGTTCCGTTCCAGAAGGCGTTCTTACTACTACTATACCTGAATGTGTACGTCCCGCAAGGGTTGAAAGAGCAGCGTAAGCGAGAGTCCAAGTCAAGTCTAGCATTGATGAAAGTTGAGACGAATACCCCGATGGACCGAAGTTCGATGATCTTCTTAACCACAGGAGCCAGCAAGGGTTCACGTTTTGCAATTTTCTCCAGAGCTTCTTCATTGATAGTTGGCCTTTTCGTCTTCCGGTTGATGGTCGGGGGCTGGGCGAGGTCTTCGTAGAAGAGCCTCATGAGCATCGCTGGGCTGCGGTAGTCCACTGGGTGGCCGAAGATGGCCGCGAGGTCTGCCTCCCGCTTGGAAGCAGCTTCTTCAAGCTCCTGCTTCATCACAGACTTGGCGGCGGCATCCAGGCGGATACCATAGTTCATTGTCTTGAGGGTGCAGTGGAACAAGTCTTGCTGGAACTTGTTCACTTCCTCGAGGCCGAGCTGGGTGATGGTTGCAGACGTGACGTCATCTACTTCGTAAGTGCGAACACAGTCCACACAGTTGTATTCCCACAGCTGGTCCTCACCTACCTTCGGGTCCCAATCCCGGCCATCATCCTTCCAGTACTCGTAGTGCTCGCAGTAGAGGCTTGCTTGGTAGTCTACTGCCTTCGGAAGTGCGCAGAAAGCAGTGTGATGCGCCAACATTGTATCTCTCCAGAACCGGCCAGTAAAGAGCCACCATCTGTGGCAGTACTGGGCGTCGTAGAGATAATTCTGGTTAACCACTCTGGCATTGGGGTGGTGGAGGACTCGGTAGTGAAGCCAAAGGATTGCAGCTTCCTGCTCAGCAGTCCAAAAGCCGTCGGGTCTCTCGACACACATAAAAGGGACACAGATGGCTTCGTGCTTGGACCAAGCGATTCCACTACAAGCAATGTGTCCATTACGGGTCTCCAGATCGTGGGTGAGTTTGAGCGGGCCTTGATCGAGCTTGGCAATAAGAGCATGGAAGGTGTCCTCTACTTGCTTGAACGTGGGCCTTATGATGAAAGACCACGCCGGCTTGCGGCTAGCTCGGGAGGAGGCAAGAGTACTTGCCCGTCGCAAGTCCCGCACCGTGGCAGCTCGCTCCGCCCAATCTCGGAGGATGTAGGCGGGATGATAAGTCGGGAGGACATGAGGCCCATCTGAGTCCCAATCAATCCGAAGTTCGGAACCTCTCCACTTAGAGACCCCCCAACGACCAGTAAGTGCCCACATGGACACATTTCCAAGAGCAATAATGACGTTGGGCTTGACAAGCTCGATCTCCTTGAGGAGTCGTTGGAAGCCGGACTCGAGGTAGGGATGGACCCAGAGGTTCCGCATCTTCACGAAGCCCTGGGGGATGCTACCCGCCCGCTTCACTTTACTGAGCCAGACTTCAATCTTGTTGTCTGGAGGACGATGGCGGCAGACATTCGTGGTGAAGCACTCACTGCGCATGAGGCCAGCTTCATGGAGCATCTTGTCGAGTTCCCGGCCACTCGCACCTACGAAGGGGTGGCCGCTTCGCTCCTCCTCGAAGCCCGGCGCCTCCCCTACGATCATGATCCTCGCGGGGATTGGTCCTTCCCCAGCAACTTCACTCATTCTAGCGCTTCGAGCCGCTTGACTGCGATTGCGAAGTAGTTGGGGTCTTGCTCGACGTAGGTTGCTCGGCACTGCATTTGGTGGGCTGCCACAAGGATAGTACCAGTGCCACCAAAGCAATCAAGAACGCTATCTCCAGGACGCACGCTCCGAGTAAGAAGATTAACGTAGAGGTCAACAGGCTTCTGTGCTCCGTGTCCAAGATTGTCATCTCCTTTCGTCTCGATGATATCAGGGTAGATGCGAGTTACTGGCTTCTTCCCTTTATTCGCGTACAGCACCAGCTCCCACTTTCGCTGGGGGCCGTGCTGCGGCCAAGGGACGCGGGAGCCATCTTTCTTGAAATTGATGATGGGAGTGCGGTGGACCCACCACCCCGCGGCCTCTAAAGCTTCTCTCGCGAAGTGGAACCCATCAATGTCACAACAGATGTAGAGGTGGGCTTGGTCTTTGGCAACTCGGAACCACTCAGCTGCCAGTCCACTAACCAACCGTTGCCAGTCTTCGGGGGTGTCAGAGTAAACGTGAGTCTGACCGGTGAGTCGTCCGCCAGCATCCCCGAAGTTATCAGCTCCCATGCCATACGGCGGATCAGTGAGGATAACATCAAATGAAGCGGGCTGGCAGGCCGCGAGCCACTGGAGGCAGTCGGCTTGGTGAAGGGTATGACTGTGTTTTCCATAGGTGGCTCCTACTTGGAGGCTGAGCGCTTGGTTGCGGAGGACTTCTTCCTGGCGGAGGTGCGCTTTCCACGCTTCGTCGAGGCTCTTCGCACCTTTGAGATGCTCTGCCCCCGCCGCGAGGAACGGGGCCAGTACAAGCTCGCGACGAGTAGCTTCGTGAGCAGTGCCTTCGGACGCTCCACGTACCTCACTGGCAATGTCCGCCACGCTTGGTCCTTGGGCGCCCAGACTTGCAGCCTTCCTCCGTCGTAAGTCAGCAAGGCGTGCAGTGGCGGCTGCCCTTTCCTCCCAGGTGAGGTCAACTCTGCGTATATTCTCCTCGAGTTCCGCTTCCTCCGCGGCGAGGGGGTCGAGATCTCCGATGGAGATGCAGGGGACGAACTCAGGAGACCAGTCAGCTCCGCCAAACCTATAGGGTTGAGCAAGGCCGGCGAAGTTGGAGATGGCTCGAAGGCGGCGCTCCCCGGCGACGAGAGTGTAGACGCCGCCAGCTTCTCTGACAACGATTGGCTGGAGGAGACCGGCGGAACCAATACTTTCCATAAGCGCGCTAAGAGCTTCACCTTCAATCTCCTTCCGTTGGCGGTTGGGGGCTACTTGAATGGCTGCGAGGGGCAGCTTGAGAATACTCATTTGTTCTCCTTGAGTTTTGTTCAGACCCCTCGAGCGGAGGCTGAAAAAAACCCCTCAGGCTTGCACCTGAGGGAAAGCACGAAAGCCTGGGGGATTCAGGCCTTCGTGATGGCGTCCACCCTCTCGTAGATGTCGCCAGAGCCGTCCTTCGCGAGGTCGTGCTTAAGGACGACTTTGACCATCTGGCCGACGAGATGCTGCATGGTAGTGCCGGGCTTGTTAAGGCCAGTCGCGTCGTAGTACCGGCGGAGGCCGCGATTGCGCCCAGGGCTCATGTCGAGGCCACCACTGGGAGTCGTGTCGAGGAACACGCTGTCCGTCAGCGTGATCTTCTCCTGGCCCACAGTCTGCGCCACGTCCGGAGAGAGAGTGATCTCGAGGGGGATGTCGGCGGCAACACCGCTGGTCCCCTTCGCTTCACTTGCCCACGCGCGGAGCTTGGGCATCTGGACGACTGCGCTGTACGGACGGCCCGCAGCAGCCGGCGGCCGCTTGGTAAGGGGTGCAGTGAGGGCTGCGCCGAGGAACTGCTCAGGGTTGAAGTTGCTCATGTCGGTCATTCGTTGACTCCTTGAAGGTTGCTTGGGTGCAGGTGGCTTGCTGCTAAGATGACTCGACGTCCTGCGAACTCGTCGTGTCAAATTCTACGGAGAGTTGCCATGCAAGCTGGCGCCTCTCGATTTCGTCAAGGCCCTGGCGGAGGGCTTCCTGGATGCGGTCGATGGGGAGGTACTGCGCGCAGGCCATCATGAGTTCTTGGGTCTGGTCCTGAGTGAGGAGGGAGAGGACTTGGTGGGGGGTCATGTCGCCTCCCCGTCGCGCAGGATGGCTTCTGGTACACCGTGAGCATCCTTTGTGCAGGAGAAGAAGGCCATCACGTTCTTGGCAATCTCCGCATCCCGCTCCCGCTGCCACTTCCTCGCCTTCGCGGTGGCGGCGCTGGCGATGATTCGATATAGCGTGCTACGGTCAGGAAGGGCTTTGTCGTGGGCCTTGTCGTGTACCGACCACAGTTCCTCGTCCGTCAACTCTGCTGGGTGTCTCATCGCTTGGACTCCTTCTCCAGTTGCGCGGCGCGTTTTTTGAACCAATCTGCTGCAATAACATCGTTGTTATTGGTCGCCTGCTCCATCGCCCCCTCCAGCGCCCGCAGGCGCTTCAGGTCGGAGAGGATGGCGGGGAAGGCGATAACAAGTGCATCTTCCAATTCCTCGGACTCAATCTCTCGACCAGTTTGGACCGCCTCCGAGTACAGCCTCTCCAACTCCGCGATCTGGTCGGGGGTCATCGCTGCTCCTTCCCCAAGCGGTAGGCGAGGCGAGCGAAGTCTCGAAGTGCGTATTCAATCTCTGACAACTTCGCCTTTTGCCTAAACAGTTGGTCTAGTTCATTTGCGAGAAACGGAATTTCTCGCTGTACCTTTTCCGGCAGTTCCTCGGCCCGTTGTTCTTGTGCCGCCAACTGCTCGGCTACTTTCGCCATGTCTCCGCCAGCATCGAGGATCATCTGGCTAACAGGGATTTCTTGTGCCGCTGGTGCGGCGGCTACTAGAGAGTTAGCAAGCTCATACAGCAGTTTAGTCAGGCCGCAGGAATGCTCCCACGCTACGCCCTTGTGACCGTTTGGCCCGCATATTTCTATGGTGTCACCTTCTTTCGTTAGTTGCCAGCCACTCGGCACCACCACGCCGCTCAACGCGGAGAGGGCGAGGTCGCAGAGAGGGTCCGCCCCTGATACCCCCGGCCACCGGTGCTTAATAGCACTGCGCCATTTTTCAATCTGTGCCCGCGTCAGTTTCATCGCTGCTCCTTTCCCAAGCGCAGCGCGAGGCGGGCGATGCGGTCAAAGTCGTTGCAGATGTGCAATAGTCGCCTCGTTGACAGTTCATCATGCGAATCGATTAATGCCGAAGTTACGCGGGCAATCTCGTTCTGCACTTCCTCCGGCAACTCGGGGGCAGCGGGGGCATCCCGCTCGGCATGAAACTCGCCGTAGCGATGCTCAGGAAATACCGCTGCTTTCTGGTCCTTAAATTGTTGCCGCCAGTAAGTTTCATTTCTGGCATGTTGTGCGCCAGTATCCATCCATGTAGCCAACCTGCGAGCAAATGCTTCCGCCAGTCGAGTATCCATCGTTATGCTGCTGGTTTCTTTGTCACACCAGCATTGCGCGGCAATCATTCGCGCTTCGTCGAGGAAACTGCTCTGGTCCCCGGACGGTGCAGGTTGCTCGCTTGCATCAGGCGACGAGCTATTGTTAGTTTCCTGAACCTGCACGTCCGAGGATTCTTGTGCTGCTGGCGATGCGGAGAGCATGGCTTTGTAAACCGCCCGCGAGCGGCTGTAATAGTCGCCGTGCTTTTTGTGAAGCTCGCTGATTCCTGCAACGCTCATCGCCTCTGTTGGCTCCCTCGGCACCCTAACGCAGCCGTCCTGCCCAGCTACTTTCTGGTTTCCGTAAGCTATTCCCTTGAGCGCATCCACGGCTTCCCGTGGAACGTTCTGGTGCCACGTCAGGTCTGTTTGCTCAAGGATGATTCTGGCGTGCTCCCGCGTCAGCATGGCTTCTCCTTCCACATCTCCCTCGCCGGTAACTCTCCACCAATCACCAATTCGGACTCGAACATAAGTTCGGCGGTAGCTGTGGGAATCTTCAACACCATGCGCGGGGGCGGTTCTGCCAGACCCTTCTCACGGCATGTTTCGCGGTGATACCTGCTGCCTATGCTCTCAACCCACTCAGCGCCCTTCACGTCGATGTAAACATAGTCGCCGTCCAGCACTTCGCTGTAGACGTGATAGTTCTTGCCGGAAAAGATCGTGCATTTTGTGCTCACGGCTTCTCCTTCATGGCGGCGTCGATCCTGGTTCGGAATCCAAACCAAATTTCTCTCGCACCATGACCGCACAGTTCCCACCATGAAACGAGTTCACGCATTGCGGCTTCCGGGTTGTTCTCTGCCCACGTCAACCGCTCCGCATCCTTGCGCAGCGCGGCGTTCTCGGCCTCGGCTTTCTCGGCGCGCTTGCGTTCCTCGGAGTACATGACGCCTAGATGCTTGACCTCGGCCTCTGCCGCACGCAGGCGGCGTTCGAGGGAGCGGGTATGGTCAATTAGTTCTTTCACTTGGCGCATGGAATGCTTGCTCACGGCGCTTAACCCGAGTTCGGTAGGCAGCTCCTTCGTTTCGGCGTTGTGATGGTCTATCAGAGCATCCGTTTCCGGCGTGTCGCTCATGTCATTTCCCCTCTTCAAACAGCCCACCCCGCGACTTCCACTTTTCTACTATCTGGGAGAAGCTTTGCGGAAGGCCGCTCTTGATCGGGAGGTTGCGGGCTTTGAGGTCCGCTTGGGCGTTATCCGTGCTCCATAGAAAGTTAGTTCCCTCCCGGTAGGAGAGCACAACGTCACTGAACATGGGCGGGATCTTAGGTGCGAGTGCCCGTCCAAGAGTGCTGACCGTAAGCTTGACTCCGCCAAAGACTTGATCGACTTCACGCTCCACGTGCGCTGTGAGGACGAAGTGGCACCTGCAGCCATCACAGAGCTGGCGGATGACTTTCTCGATTTGGTCCTGGGCGATGCCCCAGTCAGACATGCTCTTGACTGGCTTGCCGCCGACAACGAGGCTAAGAGCAATCGGATTGATGCCCGTAAGCGAATCGATTGCGAGTACTCTGCCGGTACCCCAGCTGTCCACGGCTCCGAACTTCTTACCTGTTCGTTGATCCTCGAAGTCAGCAAGGCTTCGCAGAAGTTCAATGAACTGATTATGCTTTGAACGGTTTGGATCTGTGAGCTTTGCGAGGCTTTCAAGTGCGAGGGTGTTGATCCGCGTTGCGTCATCTGCCATGCTCCCGAAGTTTGCCTCTGGCCGCTTGAGGACATGCCAGTGGACGTTGTCTGGTACTTTCTGCCCGTTGTCGGTCCAGGCACCCACGAATGACTCAAGGCCGCTTTCTGTGAAGAGGACGAACACTTCCAGGCCGGCGTCCGCGAGGGTCTTGAGACTCGTTGTCTTACCTGTGCCGGTGGGTCCCTCGATGAGGACGTTCACACCTGCGAGAGGACTGCGAGGTGCTGGCACTTGGCTGAGGACTGCGCTCATAGCGACTCCAGTTCGTTGAGAAGAGCGTCTGCTCCCTTGGATTGCTTGGAAGAGGGAGGTGGAGTGTAAGTGGGCTGGATGTACTGCTCGAAGCCCCTTCCTCCTGGCCCGCAGGCCTCGGGGTCTTCCCGGACTCGGCGGATTTCAAGTTCCTTAAACGTCGTCCGCGTAAGCCCCGTCACGAGGTCCTGCTCCACTTTCTCCACGTTGAGTGGATGCCCACACTTCCAGAATGGTGCATCCTCTGGCCTGCGGCGAGCACCAATGAGGTGCTTGCAGTTCGTGCAGAACACAGGCTCGGTACTAGGCTGCGACTCGAACATCTGGGCCTCCGAGGAGAGTCTCCTCACGGGTGAGTGGGTTCCAGTACCGGCGCTCGAAGTTAAGTTCAAGGATCGGCATGGGGTCTTGCATGAGGCAGACCTGGCGGAAGGTGCAGCCTCCGTACTCTGTGCAGGCGTGGTCCAGGCTCCAGTCCCAGTATCCATCCTTCCAGCATTGGATTGCGCGCTGGATGTCTCTTTCTGTCTGGCCGAGCCAGCGATCCACCTGCCACTCGGGTCGGTAGGAGACTGCCTCTGCGCAATCATACTTCGTCTTCAGAATAGAGATGCCCCGTATAAGCACACCTTGCACAGAAATCCCAGCAGAGCGAGCCGCCCAACAGTAGCCAGTAAACTGGGAACGCAGATCCCATTGACGACTCCAGCTCGCACCAAGTTGACTCGCAGTCTTGTCATCCTCCACGTACCTTCCTCCAGCGAAATCGCAGATTTGATCTGCGCGCCCGCAGTACATGAGGGGCTCGCCAGTCTCTGGGTGGTTCACAGGGAGTGGCGTTGCAAAGCTGAATTCTATACCGAGGCGGTCTCCGAGGACCGCTGGCACGGCAGGGTCAGCTCCCAGTTGCCAATGGGAAAAATAGAACTCGAGAGCGCCAGCCATCCGAGCTGCAGTCTTCGGACTGTCATCCGGGGGCTGGAAGTCTCCGTAGGCTTCAAGCAAGGCACCTACACCTTGCTCGAGGGCTTGATCTGCGGATGCTCCCTCCGCGTAGAATGCACGCCTTGCAACCTCGAGGCCCTTAGCGAAGGCTCCGCCTGCATGGAGGTGGTGGCTTGTCGTCCGGGGCTTCCAGTTCTGGAGGTACTCCAAGGCGAACTTCTGGGGGCAGCTGCGGAGGGCTGCGAGCATGGAGGAGTCCCACACTGCGGGGAATGGGAGTTTCACAGTCCCTCTCCTCGAGCGTCCACTATTCCTTCTAACTCGCTGAGCAAGTCATCCGCAGAGCGGGTTTGCTTCACAGCAGCTGAACGCTTCTTCGCAGCGGACTGCACTGCACCCATGCGGGCTTGGCGGAGGAGTTTGACTGCGTGAGTCAGCTCCTCTGGGGTGAGAGTTCCCTCGGCGGCCTTCTGCCTGTAGGCTGAGATAAGCGCGTTGTCCTCTGGGCTATACATGGCCGAGCCTTTTCTTGAGTGCTTCGATGAGTGCCGGCGGTCCGTAGACGATGGAGCCTGGCGGCATCTCTGCCATGTACAGCGCAAGATCGAGTGGCTTGCGGGTAAAGAACTCTCGCAGCCTCTCTGTGAAGAACTTCTGCCTTGCCGCGTGGGGGATGCGCTGCTCCGCCTCGGAGAAGAGGAACAGCTCGAGCCGGGAGGCATCTTCATCCGCGAGCATGAGGTGGAGGTCGCGGGAGGGCACTGCGTTACGTGGTCTTGGCATGAAGTTCCTTAAATGCGTTGTACGCTTTCTCAATGTCTCGTGTGAAGGCTTCTGGCAGTGTCTCTGCGTGAGCCAGCTCCAGCTCAATCACAGTTTCCCATACTGCCATTCCTCCAACAGCCTCACACTTCTTCATGAGGATTTTCAACAGCTCAGACGTTGCCATTCCCCAGCTCCTCATTAATACGACGCCAGATGAGGACCTTGCAGCCGCCAAGGACACCTTCAAGGATGTCAAGGCCGGTGGGCAAGGAAAGGATCGTGCGGGGAGCATGCCCCTCGAAGATGGTGTTCTCGCTGAGGATGAGCTTCTGGAGGCCTCCGCCCACGAGCCTCGCTTCACAGAGGACAGCCGAGGCGCTGAGATGCTGGCCCATGTCGAGGGTTACATCCAGTACGGTGTAGAGTGAACGCTCACTGGGCTGCCGTTTGAACTGCCATAGTTCTGTGGGCATCCAGTGTGGGCCTCTGACTTCCTCACTCTTCTGCGGGAGGGCCTCGTTCACTTGGGAGGCGGCTGTGAGCCGGCGGCACGCCGGGACGTAAGTATGCACGAGTTCATCGAAAAGGCCGATGAGGGTCCGCACGGTGTCATCCACATGGACGAGCCGCACCTGGCTGCGGAGTGCCCAGTTCTCCGGGCGCGTGAAGCAGGCTCTGTAGTTCGCATCCACATCGCTGGAGGATCGAACGGCCCGCTTGTGTTTGACAACTGTGCTGTGTTCGATGAGAGCACTTGAAAGCAAGTCCTCTAATGGATCTGTGTGCTTAGGTTCCACTTCATCCTCCGTCAGGTTTAGGATAGGTACGAACGGATTATCGCACGAAATCCCGTTCGTGTCAATCAAGTTCGTAAAAGAAAACGCCAGGTCCGTAAACCTGGCGCTTTCCCGCAGACCGTGAGGCCCACTTGGTATCAAAGGGCTGACGGTCCCTTAGACACCCAGTTCTGCGAACAGCGCGTTCGTGTCCACCTTCGAGGCCTTGGCCACTTTCTCCGCCTCGAGCCTCTCGATGATGGGCTTGAGCTTGGACGACTGGCGCAGGGCCATCTTGTCCGCCTGGGTCTTGCCCCCGAGGAACGCCTTGACCTGCTCCATCGTCTTGCCGGTCGCCTCGACGAGTGCACGAGCGAGGACGGACGTGCCGGCGATGCCGCTGCCTTCCACCCGTGCGCTCCAGTCACCCTTCGCGAGGTTCTCCTGGACCTTCTCGCAGGCCGCGATCATGTCCTCGATGTCATCCACTCCCGCGTACGAGTCGCCGTACTTCTGCTCCCCGCCGTGGCACGCAGCCTGCGACGTGAGGCTCGAGGGAATGGTGAACAGCCTGGTCTCTCCGTTCCGGAAGTCGATCCGGACCTGGACTTCGCCGTTCACGAAGTCGCTGGACTTGATCGCTTTCCGCTTCCCTGCGAACGCAACCGTGCGCCCGTCAGACATCTTGACCTGCTCAACATTGTCAGCCATTTCAGTACTCCTTTGGTGTGGCGATCCTTTAAGTGGGCGCTTCGCCTTTTCCCTTCCCCCGTGATGGCGGGAATACGTCCATCCTACGCGAGACTTCGTGGGATGTCAAATAAGTTCTACGCGGATTCGAAAGTTATCTCCTCACCCTCGCGGACTGCTGGAGCACTGCAGCACGAGCTGCAGGCATACGTGCGTGGGGAGCCGGGAGATACCTCGTGGGCATCGAGCTTACCCACAAGCACATTGCAGGGCTGGCCACATTCTGTGCAATGGGCCTCGGAGTGGCGTGGGGACCAGATGCACTGGCCACTTCCTCGTCGATGGGGCCAGGCGTAGGCCGGGCAGTGACACACACTCTTACGAGACATCTTTCTCTCCTTTCAGTTGCTCCACAAGTGAGTCTCCATCTGGCGTGCCGAGGAGTGTCTGGAGGCGTGCGAGGCTCGAGGCCGCATCATGTGCTGGTGGGATGCTCGCACCTGCGCTTGGCGCCTCGCTGACCCAGCGCCAAGTCTCCCATCGAATGATCCGGCGAATCGTCTCGAAGCCTACATCGAACTCCTGGACGAGTGCTCGCGTGGTCCATCCTTCAGATGCGAGCTTGCGGATGCGTCGAACTGCGTCCTCGTTGAGGACAGCGGATGCTCGCGGATGCTTATTCATGATCTGAGTGAAGCCCGCGAGGGTCTTCTAGGGGCAGATCGATACGCTTTACTACTCTTGCTTGATCTCCCTTCTCCCTGTGCCAATCTGCGAAGTCGAAAGCTGTTTCCAAGTCATCTGTCCCGAGAACATCAACCCAGTTCCCTGCAGGCGCTTGTATCTGTGCCCAGTATTTCATGACTTCCACCCTCCTTTCACTGTAAGCAAGACCCATCCTGCGATCCGAGCCAACTTCTCCGCAAGCACCACTGCGACTGTTGCACTCTCTGCGAGGAGAGGCAAGGAGTGTGGCCTCGTGCCTGCTTGCGGGATGTAGACCATTCGGTACTTGTTCAAGGCACTCATTCGGCGGACTCAAGCACGGTGTTGGCGATGGCCTCATACTCGGCATGTGTTGCCTTTACCACGTCGTCCAAACTGTTCCTTGCGCCGAGCATCCCGTTGATGCTTATCACGCGCAGCGCCTCGCGCAGCTTGGCGATTTGGGCCAACCAATCCTGTCCGCGCGCTAACGATGCTTGCAATTCGCCGTCTAAGTCGCGGAGTTCCTCGCGCTGGCGGCGGCACTCGGAGAGCAGGGCGGGCGCGGCGGCGATGAGGTGGGCGTCAGGCTCTCGCAGATTGTTCGCAACGTCAGAAGGCGCAGGGCACGGCGGCTGATGCGGTGCCATAACTGCGAACAGGTTGGTAAAGCGGGCCTGTACGCTCCACGGTCCCGGCGTATGCCCATCGAACTGGTTGAGGTTGAGTGCTGTGGCTTGCTTGGTTTCATTCATAGTCTAGCTCCTTCTCTGTTGTCTGGGGCTGGCGGCAATCCGCCACCACGCCCCCATTCTACGCTAGGCTTGCCGGAATGTCAATCAAGGATTGATACCACAACCACAACATCCCCAACCCCATGCCCCCATTCCTTCCATATCCGCCCGAGTTATTCCCATGTATTCCGTTCGTATTCCTTATCCCTTCCTATATAAGTAAAAAAAAATAATATATATACTAAGAGACATGGATAAAAGACTCTTGGACACTTGGCATATCTCGGACGGATTATGAGATAACCACCCCGTGGGGTTGGGGATGTAGTAGTAGTCGTACTCCAGCGCCGAGAGGGAAGGAGGGTTGCCCCTCCCTCCCCTCTACGCTTACAAGTCTGCGAAGAGCGTTTCTTCGTCCACGCTGCCCGCCGACGTAAGCCGCGCGTACTCTGCCGCAACATCCCTGTGCGTCAGCACAGTCCGCAGCACCGCGTCCGGCTTGTCCTGCCACTTCGCTTGCACTTGCTCCGGCGCAAGCCCGCGCACCGCTGCGACTGCCGCGAAGAGGCACGCACGGTTGAGGCTCGATGCGCCTTCCGCACGCTCGCTCCACGCGCCGCCACTCGCGAGGCGATCCGCCAGCTGCTTCATCGCAGCAAGCTTCACGCTCCACGCTGTGCCCATCGGCATCGCGGCCTTGTTGCTGACCTTCTCGATGTAGCCTTTGAGCGTAGCGCGCCGTTCCACGTCATCCGTACAGCCTGCAGGGTCGAACGTGAAGCTCCCCGCCGGCGTGCTGAACGTGATAATGCCGCTTGGCGCAACGGACGTCTTGATGGATTGCCGTTTCTCTTGTTTCATGGTGTTCTCCGTCAGGTTAGATTGGTTGGATGGAGGGGTGCATGGCGCTAACCTGCCACTTCCTCCACGTTGTAGGGACCATTAGACGCTGCTCCGGATTCAACGGTATTTCGCCGCGTCATCCCCTGTCGGGGACTGTCGTAATCCCTACTCCGTAGACACAGCATACCATAGCCAGATGCCGGAATGCAAGTGCCGGACCAACATTTACAAACTGTTACAATTGTCAGGATTGTAAGCTTGGATCGACAATGCTGCACCGCACAATCTCAGTGCGAATGCGAACTATTCTCTTCCAGCGCGACCCAGTAGGGGTCCCAGCGACCCCCAGCCGCGGGGGTATCCCGACAAAGGCCGGGGTGCTGATTGGGGGAGCCTCATATTTTCTGGCGCTTGGTGGTAGGAATCTCGTTCGAGATTGGGGCAAGTAACCCGCCCGGCCAACCCGCCGCACCACGCGGCCCGCCAGCTCCCACTTGCAAGTACCCATCCCCCGTGGTAGGATGTAACGTCGCTTGGTGTGTCGAGGACTTACAAATGTGGACTGATCCGGCAACTGGTGTAGTGCGAGGGGGTGTGGCGAAGGTTGGCTACAGTCACCAAGCAATGGCGGATCTCATCCTCAGTAATCCAGCTGTATCCCAGGGCGAGATTGCACGCCACTTCGGCTACACAGAAGGCTGGGTTAGCCAAGTCATCGCCTCAGACGCTTTCCAGGCCTTCATCGCCTCGAGGAAGGACGAAATCATTGATCCTATGCTGAGGGGGGCTGTTGAGGAATCCTTCAAAGGCCTCGTCCTCCAGTCCATCGCCCGCCTTCGTGAGAAGCTCGAGGCTAACCCTTCAGACCAGCTTGTGCTGGAGGTCTTCAAGAACAGTGCCCGGGCCCTCGGCTACGGTGCTCGCGTGGAAGTGAATGCGAACGTGAACCACACTCACAGCCTCATGGGGATACTAAGCTCCCTCCCCTCCCAGCAGCGTCCTCCCATTGATGTGACCCCGGCCCCCGAGACAGCGTGAGCGCACAGCCATTACCCGCTGAGGTTGATGAGGCTCGGGAACGAATCCTCCGTTGGCGGGCTGGAGGACCCGCACTCTTCGCGGTGGAGGCTCTTGGCCTCCCGCCAGAGTGGGACCCGGAGAAGAAGGAAGGTATCCTCCCCTGGCAGTGGGAGGCCTCCAAGCTCCTTGTCAAGCGCCGCCGCCTAAGCATCCGCTCCGGCCACGGTGTTGGCAAGAGCATGTTCCTCAGTATCTCTATCCTCTGGTTCCACACCTGCTACTTCCCCGCCAAGGGCGGCTGCACTGCTCCCACCGCCACGCAGATGTCAGATGTCCTCTGGGCGGAACTGAGCCTTTGGCATCGTCGCCTCAAGGAACGAGTACCTGCCCTCGGTGCGAAGTTCAACTGGAAGGCTGACCAGTTCGAGATGATTGAGGCTCCGCAAGAGTCCTTCAGCGTTGCGCGGACCGCGAGGCCAGAGAAGCCAGAGGCCTTGCAGGGCCTCCACTCCAAACACGTCCTCATCATCGTGGATGAGGCGTCTGGTGTAGCTGAAAGCATCTTCGAGGCGGGCCGCGGGGCCCTCTCCAGCGAGGACTCCTTCGTCATCCTCACTTCCAACCCCACACGCCTCGAGGGGCTGTTCTACGAGACGCACCATAAGCTGAGGGAGATGTGGGGCACGATCCAGGTGAATGGTGAGGACTGCCCCCTCCAGAGCCAGCTGTTCAGGGATGAGCTTATCCACCAATACGGACGAGATTCGAATGTGTATCGCGTCCGGGTTATGGGAGACTTCCCTCTCGAGGAAAGCGACTCTGTGATCCCAATGCACCTCTGTGAGGCTGCAAAGGTGCGGGATGTCAAGCCCTTCGGCAAGCCTATCTGGGGTGTGGATGTGGCCCGCTTCGGCTCAGACAGGACTGTGCTTGTGAAGCGGGTGACGAACGCAACGCTGGAGAAGCACATCAGCTGGTCTGGCATGGACACGATGCAGTCGGCGGGAAAAGTGTTTGCTGAGTGGAACCAAACCCTTCCTGAGAACCGCCCAGACTACATCTTCGTGGATGTAATCGGCGTCGGTGCTGGTGTTCTCGATAGGCTCCTCGAACTCAACCTCCCAGCCATCGGAGTCAATGTCGCAGAAGCCACCAGCATCGACGACCGATATGCGCGCCTGCGGGATGAGCTGTGGTTCAGGGCGAGGAAGTGGCTCGAGAAGCAGAATTGCAAACTCTTCCCAGACGAGGCGTTGCTTGCAGAGCTTGCCATGCCGAAGTACGCCTTCACCTCCAACGGGAAGATCAAAGTGGAGAGTAAAGACGAAATGAAAAAACGCTATCCAAGGAGCCCTGACATTGCTGATGCTTTCTGTCTCACCTTCGGAGATTCCGCCGAATACCGAGGGCCCGCCAGTTATGACCCCCCCTACTTCCCGGACTACTGATATGGGAGACGAACCTGGCGAACGCTTGGCCAAGCTTGAGACCAACATGGGCCATGTGCTGGAGAAGCTTGGTGACCTCACAACGGACCTTGAGGGGATCAAGAGCCTTATCTGGAAGGCGGTGGGGGGCTTGAGTGTCCTCGTCGTCATTATGAACCTCGTTGTGGGGAAGCACTGATGGCCCGCTCAGGTGTTCCTCTTATCCCGCCGGTGACTCGCCAGATCTCCTTCGGCGCCCTTGTCAAGCAATCTTGGGGTGACGAGTGGGGGAAGAAAGACACCGCCTACGAGTTCTCCAACGGGCGAAAGTTCGACGCGAGTGAGCCGAACGGCGGCCCCTATACTGGCACTGCGACAGGCACCTGATGGCCCTCATCCACTGCATTGGTGATAACCCCCTAGCAGATGCCTGCGCGAAGGAGTCCGCGGAACTCCTCGTCTCTGCCTACCCGAACCACAGCTGGTGGATAGAGTGTAAGGGGGGTGTCCTCATCATTAAGCACCTTGAGGCGAGTGGTCGCCGGGGCCTCATCGGGATGCTGAGGAAGATGGACCAGCTGAGCCACGACGCGACGAGACGCAAGAGGGAAATCCTCATGGCGGCGGGAGAGCTTCTCGAGAGGGCCAACCTCGCTCGGGGAGCAAGGACTGATGACCCTGTCACCACTTTCGAACTTGACGACGTAAAGATGCAGAAGTACTGGGCAGCTCCCCTCCCTGTGAAGGCGGTCCACTAAGTGCCCACAACGAACCAGATTCCCGGCCAAGCCGCAGGAAATCTCCTCGGGAACAGCTCCGGCACGACAGGGCTTTCCTCCAGCGATCCCTGGATGAAGCTCGCACAAGACGCTTACAAGCGCTCAACGACGTACGCTGACAACAACTACCGGAAGAACTGGGAGGATGGGCTCCGCCTCTTCAACTCCCAGCACCCTCGAGACAGCAAGTACAACAGCGAGGGGTACAAGTACCGTAGCCGCATCTTCCGCCCGAAGACTCGCAGCGTGATTCGCAAGCATGAGGCGACTGCAGCACAAGCTCTGTTCAGCAATCCGGATGTGCTGACTGTGCTGCCAGTGAATGAGAGTGACCGGGACCAGGCGATCTCCGCCGCCATCACGAAGGAACTCCTCCAGTACCGCCTCACGAATAGTCGGAAGGGTATCCCTTGGTTCATCACTGCAGTCGGTGCCTTCCAGGATGCTATGACTGTGGGCATCTGTGCATCGTTCCAGTACTGGGACTACCAGACTGAGAAGCAGACTGTCACGAAGCAGGCGGAAATCATGCCGGGGGTGATGATCCCCCTTGAGATGGAGGAGGATGTCCCTGTAGTGGACAAGCCTTGCTGTGAGCTTCTAAGCATCCAACGGCTGCGGTTCGACCCAGCTGCGAAGTGGGATGATGTTGTAGGGACGAGTCCTTACCTCATCCTCGAAATGCCGATGTATCTGCAGGATGTCCTTGACCGGATGGAGAACGGTTATGGGAAAGAAGGGAAGCCCTGGAAGCGACTAGAGGAGAAAGTCCTCCTCGAGGCCCGGATGAAGGATGATGATCCTGTCCAGCAGGCCCGGGATGGGAAGAGAGAGAATCCGGACACAGTCACAAGTAGTGTGTCTGACTTCGACGTCATCCAGGTTCACCTCAACTTCATCCGCTCCGGCGGGAAAACTGTAGCTTTCTACAGCCTGAAAGACATGGATCTCCTTACAGATCCTGTTCCTCTGAAGGAACTCTTCCCTCTGAACGAGATCCCAGTCACAATCGGCTTCTGTGTGGTGGAAACTCACCAAGCGATGCCCAAGGGTCTGGCCCAGCTGGGGAGCCAGTTGCAGCAAGAAGCGAATGAAGTAGCGAACCAGCGGTTGGATAACGTGAAGTTCGTGTTGAACAAGCGCTGGATTGTGCGCCGGGGCTCGCAGGTAGACGTGGAGGGTATCCTCCGCAATGTGCCTGGCGGCGTCACCATGGCTTCAGACGTGGAAAAGGACGTGCGGGAGGTGAACTGGACGGATGTGACCGCCAGCTCCTTCCAGGAACAAGACCGCCTGAACGCAGATTTCGATGATCTCGAGGGTGGAGGCCTCAATTCCGCCTCTGTGATGACAAATCGGCGGATGAATGAGACTGTCGGCGGCATGAAAATGATGGGCGCTGGTTCAAACATGCTGACTGAGTACACTTTCCGCGTGTGGGTAGAGACTTGGCTTGAGCCGACCCTCCGCCAGCTCGCAAAACTCGAGCAAAAGTACGAGAGCGACTCGACTGTCCTCGCAATTGCGGCTCAGAAAGCGAAAGTCTGGCAACACTACCTCCAATCTCCCGACTTGGACAAGCTCCTCGACCAAGAACTGACCATCAACATCAATGTGGGGATGGGAGCGACGGATCCTGACGGCAGATTCCAGAAATTTATGCAAGCTACGGGAGCCTACTCCCAGCTTGTGGCCCAAGGACCCCCAGATCTCGACCTGCAGGAGGTTCGGAAGGAGCTTTACGGCCTCGCGGGGTTCAAGGACTCCGCTCGGTTCTTCAACCAGCAAGTTGATCCTCGCCTCGTGCGTGCCCAGCAGATGCTTCAGCAAGCCGAGGGCACTGCCCAGAAGATCATCGACCAGCACAAGGATCGCATTCAGAGGCGCGAGCGTCAACTTGATGAGAGAGAACATGAGCTGAACGCGAAGCTGAATGAAGCCCAGCAGCAGCTTGGCCTTGAGATGAAGAAGTTGATGGGAGAATTCGCCCTCAAGGCCCAAGAACAGCAGTTCGAGCAGAAACTCGACATACAGAAGATGGGCATGGAGATGCAGAAGGCTCGTGTAGAGATGGTGCAGAAGGAGAGAGAGCACCGCCAAGACATCAAGATCACGTACGACACTGCGAAGCAGGAAATGGCCCTCAAAGTCTTCCAAGCCCACATGGACGCCGCCATCGCCAAGTTCGAGGCCCACACGAAGGCCCTCATTGAGGCAGCGACTGCGGAGAGGGAGACTGAACTGATAAAGGACGAGAAAGGTGAGCCTGTAGGCTCCCGGAGCAAGGTGAAGAAGCGTGGCTAATGTCCCTGTAAATCCGACCGCAAGTTACACTGTCGCCGCCGAGGACATTGGCGGTGTAGGCTTCCAGCAGATGAAGCTGGTGGGTGGGGCTGCGCTTGACACTACTGGGATTGGTGCTGATGGGACGATAGTAGTAAGCGGGGCGGTTGGAGTCTCTGGTGCAGTGAGTATAAGTGCCATGCCCGCAGTGAGCGGCACGGTAACGGTGAATGGCTCTGTGGCTGTAGTGCCAGGGGTGTCTGTTGTAGCGCAGGTGAGTGGTACTGTCACGATTGCTCCCACGACATTCACTGTAAACACCGCCGGTACAATAGCTGGTGCCTCTGTGGTGGCCCAAGTCTCCGGCACAGTCACCATCAATCCGACGACCTTCACTGTCAACACAGCACCCACTGTGGCTGGAGCTTCCGTCACTATTCAGCAAGGAGTATCTGTCAGTGCGGTGGTAAGTGGTACTGTGACTGTATCCGGCGTTGGGTTCTCCACAACTGGTTCCTCTGGGATGAGTGGTCTCCTTGTGTGGCTGGGAGCCAGCCAGACAGTCCTCATCTCTACGCAGGTTAGTGGTACAGTGAGCATCTCCAACACAGTTGTGGTGAGCGGGACGATCAGTGTCTCCAACACTGTGGTGATTTCAGGCGCCGTGAGCATCTCTGCGATGCCGGCGATTAGTGGGGCAGTGAGTATCTCTGCCATTGCTGTCAGCCAGACCATCGGCACAATCATTGCGATAAGCGGCATCACTGCCCTAAGCACCATCCTCAACACAGTCCCTGTGGTAGTCTCAGGAACTGTGACTGTCTCCAACGGCGTGACTGTGAACGTCAGTGGAATGCTCATTACCACCACTGGTGTGACGACTGGTACTGCCCAGGCTGTGTGGATTATGAATCCCACTACAGTCACAGTTACGATTGCGGGCACCACGACAGGGACTGTAAGCATCCTCAACGTCGCGCCTGTGACGACTCAAGCATCTGTGTCGGTCACTGGGCTTCCTGTGTGGTTAAACCCTACGCAGACAGTAGCGGTGAGTGGAGCGTTGTTCACTGCAGGTTCTGTGGCACAAGCTTCAACTGCCCTGATTGTGATAGATAAGGACCAAGCGTACGTCCCCGTTTTCATCAGTGTGACCTCCACTGCTGGTGGCTCCGTCAACACGACTCTTCTCTTCACAATCTTCACAGGGCCGGATCGTGCGGGGGCTGCTCTTACCCAGTGGGCTGTTCCCGGCGGGAAGGTCTTCCGAGTGATGAACATACAAGCTGTTGTGGCCTCCTCTGCTGTTGCTGGCGGCACAATGGACATCTTCATGGGGCAGTTCTCCGCCTCTGCGAGCTGGACCCAAGGCTCCATGGTTACTGTAGGTCGCCTCAACGTCAACATGGTGGTGACTGCTGGCGTGACGAAGGAGCAACTCCAGAACTGCTACTACGACGTTGTGGGGCCCTCCACCATCGGCATTGCCTTCACAGGCTCTACTGCAAACTTCATCCGTAACGTCGTCATCCAAGGGTATCTCTTCTAATGGCTCAACCTTACATCGTCATCCCCCCGCAGGGGTCTGACCAAGCCGACGAGTGGATGCGCCTGGGCCTAGAAGCCCAAGTTGCAAGCAAGTTCTCTGACGCTGAACGCCACTACAGGCAAGCCCTCCGCCTTGACCCAGCACACGCACTTGCTACACAGAACTTCGCTGTCCTCTACGCCCAGACAGGAAACCTGAATGAAGCTATCCTCACTATCGAGCGAGCAAGTCTCTTCGATGGAGGCAAGCACGGCGTTATCTGGATGAACTGGGCCTTCATGTGTCTGGAGGCCGACCGGATTGATGAAGCGCTCAAGGCAGCTGAGAGCGGTGTGGAAGTGGCTCCCTGCAAGGAAACCTGGCTTGCCCTCGCCACGATCTTGACGACTGCCGGGATGCCGGAGAAGTCCCTCCAGTACTATGAGAAGATCCTCGCAGAAGACCCCACCCACATCCAAGCAGCTCCCAACAGCTGCTTCGTCCAGACGCTCACCTCTGCTACCCCCGCCGACCTTCGCAAGAAGCGAGATGGTTGGTACGTGGCGAACGCTTACAAGGGCCAGAAGCACACCCACCAAGTGGGTCGCATCAACGGTTCTGTAGCCCCTCTGCGCGTAGGCTACGTCTCTGGCGACTTCAAGTGCCATAGCGCGAGCATGATCTTCGGCCTTGTCGTGCTGAATCACGACACAAGCAAGGTCCTCCCCTTCTTCTACTCCACTCTCCCTGTGGACCCTGCAGCCGATCCCGTGACGAAGGCTTTCATGGATGCGGCTGGAGATCGGTGGAGAGACATCTCGAGGATGTCAGATGAAGAGGCAGATGCTCTCATTGGAAGAGACCGCATTGACATCCTCGTGGACCTCGCGGGCCACACAAATGGAGGCCGACTGAGCCTCTTCACCCGCAAGCCAGCTCCCATCCAAGTAACTGCTTGGGGCTTCGCCCATGGGACTGGCTGCCCGGAGATTGACTACTTCCTCGCAGACCCTGTAGCTGTGCCGGAGGCTGAGCGCCCCCACTATGCAGAGAAGATTTGGGATGTGCCTTGCGTCGTGACGTATAAGCCGCCAGCTTACGATCTCAAAGGTGTAAGCCAGCTCCCCTACTTCGTGAAGGGGCATTTCACCTTCGGCAGCTACGCTCGGTACGAGAAATTCAGCGATGAGTGCTTGGCTGTTTGGAGAGAGATCCTCCTCGCTGTGCCGGAAAGCCGCCTCGAGCTGAAGGACCATGCGTACCGGCGCCCCTACAGCGTGAAGCGTGTCCTCCGCATCCTCAAGGACATTGATCCCCGCCGAGTCCTCTTCTCCATCTCCACCAACCACCAGGATCATATGCTTGCCTACCAGCAGGCTGACATCATCCTTGATCCCTTCCCTCACAGTGGAGGGGTTGTGAGCATGGAGCAGCTCTACATGGGTGTACCTATTGTGACGAAGTACGGTACCCAGGCGTCTGGTCGCAGCACTAGTAGTGTCCTGACTGCGATGGGTCGCCGGGAGTGGATCGCAAACACGAACGAAGAATACGTCCGTAAAGCGGTCGAATTAACCCAAGATGTCCGGGCGCTGGCGGACCTTCGCAAGACCCTCCGATCTGAGCTCCTCGAGAGTCCTGTGGTGAAAGGCTACCCCCAGGCCATCGAGCAGGCCTACCACAAGATGTGGGAGCAACGTGCTTAAATGTCTCTCCTCCTCCTCTTCAGGCCGTTCGGAGCTGAAGGGCCTCAGCCCCCGCCAGTCGTCGTCGAGCCGCCAGGTGGTGGAGACAGCACTCGCTTGCGGAGGCGCCGTCGGCGTGCGAAGCTTCGCTACTGGTGGGAGAAGGACGAGCCAGATGAAGTTATCACAGTCTTGCCGCCGGCCCAAGCACTCCTTGAACCAGTGGTTGTGGAGGCGTTGTGGGAGGAGCGTGCCCACCTCAATGACTACATCATTGAACTTTCTGCAACAAGTGCCAGCAAGCGAGTCCTCGCAAAGCTCGCAGAAGTGGACAAGTTCCTCAAGAAACGGATCGAGGATGCTGAAGAGGAAGAAACCCGTAAACGACGGAGGAAGAAAGCCGTTTGGCTTCTTCTCCACTGAAAGGAGATAACATGGCACAAGAACAGATTGGGGTGCAGGTTCCGGCAGTGGGTGGTATGGGGTATCTGAATGCTACAGGAGACACGCTTGTGGCAACTGGTGCAGGGTTCCTTTGCGGAATCTTCGTGGCTTCTGCCTCGGGCTCGCCGACGATCAAACTGTGGGATAATACAGCGGCCTCGGGGACTGTGCTTGTGAACACCTTCACTCCAGCAGCGGGGACGTGGTATCCCCTTCCTTTCCACTTCAAGACAGGTCTCTATCTGGACGTAGGTGGAACTGTTGATGTGACTGTGAGCTACACAGGGAACTAGAATGACGAGCCCAGTGCACTGGATGGGAGCAGCTGACGGATTCGGAAGCTCTGGAGCTTTGAAGGGCGCTAGCTTCGCTGCTGGCTTGCAGAACACGCTCGTGCCCACGGGTGCGATGGGGAGCGCGACCCCGACCTTCACCCGCAACAGCACGCCCGCACAGGACTCTTACGTGCAGGACTGGGAAGGGCTGCTGAAGCTGTGCCTGAAGAACGAGGCGCGGTTCACGGGGGCGCGGAGGGTTTATAACTGGATCACAACGGATGCCAGTAGTGGTGTTCTTACAGCAGCTTCCGGGTGGACACTGGTTAATTCTACGAGCGTTGTCGGCGCAACCGACCCAGACGGTGGGGTAACCGCTTATACGCTTACCGCCACTGCTGGCAATGGGGATATTCGCAAAGCGATTGATTACGCCGCTAACGTAGGGTCTGTACGAAACAGTATATATATAAGACGTATTACGGGCTCTGGTACTATTAATTTGTTTAATGGTGGCGCTGGTTCTACGGGGACCAACATTACCGCATCTGTTACAACTTCATGGCAAAGGATCGCTGCGCCAGTTACTACTGTAGGAGGCGGAGGGATAATAGGAATTCAGCTTGTTACGTCAGGCGATTCTGTTGCTATTTGGCATCCACAAGCTGAAAACGTCACCGGCCAATCCAACCAGAACCCCTCCGAGTACGTCAGCGTAGGCGTTCTCTCCGCCCCCTTCCACGGAGCCGGTGTCGATGGCGTCAAATACTTCACCACCCTGAACGGCAACACGGTAGCGAGCAACGTCGTCACCGAGGCCACGGGCGCGGCGATCACTCCGGCGAACGGCGCTTCAACCCTCACCACGGACGCCTCCGGCCCGTTCGGTTATCTGGCAGAGGGGCAGCGGGAGAACAAAATTTTCCAATCCAACTCGCTTACGACGACTTGGGTGGACACAGGCACGACAGGCGCAACGCAAAACCTTCTTGGGCCGGATGGTGCGACTAGCGGGTGGACGCTAACCGACAATGACGCTGGCGCGGCAGAGTACAAGTCTCAGGACGTTATTCTTACGGCGGCGACGCACACCTATTCCGTACTCGTCAAGAAAACTTCTGGGGCGCAATCGTCGTATCCGATTGTCGGAGCGTTCCAGGTTGGAACGCTGATCGCGCTTGCGACTATTGATACGTCTAATGGCGTGGCAACTAACTGGACGGGGTTTACTGGGTACACCATCGCTACGGGTGCAGCGGCGTCGATATCATCCTTTGACGTGAATTGGTGGCGTGTTCAGATAATCTTTACGGCCACGGCAGCGACGTGGACGATGTTTATGATGCCAGCTGGGACAGCTAACGCCACGCAGTCTACTGGCGGGTTTGATAATGCGGTAACCGGCACGGCAGGATTTGCGTGGAACCAACTCGAAGCCGCCTCCTTCGCCTCCTCCTACATCCCCACGACGACTGCGGCGGTGACGAGGAATGCGGATGTGCTGACGTATGCGCTGGCGGGGAACCTTAGTAACACCGCCGGTAGTTTGTACAACGAAGCGACCGTTTCCAGTCTCAATGTCACTTCTAACTCAGCTTCAGTAGGGGATTCTGGCGGCAATGGCCGTATGTATTACAACGGAGCAACTACCCCTGTGAATTGTTTTGACGGAACCAATACTGTAGCTGGCCCGACGATTTCAGCTATTAGCGCTAATTCCATCTACAAAGGCGCAATTAGTTGGTCTGGTTCGTCACTTAGGGCGTTTGCTAATGGAAGCGCCGGGACAGCCGGGACGTACGACGGAACCTTGATATCAGCGAATATTGCTATTGGAGAAGCTAACGGAACCGTTTGGCAGTTCGGCAACACCCGCAACGTCCGCATCTACCCAACCGCCCTCCCCGTAGCGCAACTTCAGGCGATGACGACGCCATGAAGAGGCTGCTGATCCTCAGCCTGCTATCTGGCTGCGCCACTCAAGGTCCGTACTGGGTCTACTCTGGTCGTGCACCTATTGAGATCAAGGAGATCCGCTTCGTGGACTACCCATGTGGGCGTAGGCTGGATGGATGCGCCAAGCTATCTGAAGGCATCATGGAACTGCGACGCGGTATGACTGCAGCCCAGATTCAATGTGTCAAGCGCCATGAAGAGCAGCACTTTGCTGGCCTAGACCATCCCTCCTACAACGAGATGCCACACTTCTCCACGGATTGTGGAGATGGCACTGCGTGGATCACTCCATGAACACATCTGAAGAAGAGCTGCAAAGCATCCTCGAGACTCTGGATCCCACGACCCGCACCCTCGTTGCGGAGGTCGACTTGGGGATGCAAGCTCGGGATTTCTTGCACAGCGACCTTGGTCGGCATCTTGTAGGGTGCCTTCACCAAGAAGTCCTCCTCTCCCAAGAGGAACTGAACAAAGTCTGGCCCTGGCGGCGCCGTCGCATCCAGGACCTGCAGAACCGAATCTGGCGAGCGCAGTTCATGTTGAGCTGGCTCAGAGACCTGATCCTATCCGGCAAGGCTGCGGACGGAGCACTTCAAGAGGTGGAACATGGCGACTGAAGACACGCAAAGTACGACTCCCGAGACTCCTGAAGAAGAGGAGTATCGTAGACCGAATCCGCAGGATAACCCGCGGAACATCGCGCTGGCGGAAGTCGCCAAGACAGTAGCTGCCCAGCACGCCCAGGCTGCTGGAGAGACTGCTCCCTCCATTGATGATGAAGGAAACGTGACACCGCCGCCGGCGGAAACTCCTCTGAACGAAGCTGCTGCGGCAGTACCAGCTGAGGAGCCTGCAGGGGACCCCTCTCCCGAGACTCCCTCCCCCGCGAGTGAGACTGCGCCGGCGGCTCCCCCACCCATCGAGCCGGAGAAGATGTACAAGGTGAAGGTGGATGGACAGGAGGTCGAGGTCCCTGGTAAAGCCATCATCGACGCGGGCTTCCGCACGTTCCAGAAAGAAACTGCGGCCGACTTCCGCCTTAAGATGGCTTCAGAGCTTCTCCGTGAAGCTGAGGCAAAAGTTCGTGGGACGCCCCAGGCAATCCCTGAGGCTCCCGCAGTACCCAAGCAACAAGAAAAGAGCGACGCAGAACTTGCGAACGCTCTCCAGTTCGGTACTCCCGAGCAAGCAGCAGAAGCACTGAGTGCCCTCCGGGGCCGAGGTGCTGTAACACCGGAGCAAGTCCAGCAGTTTGCGGCCCAGCAAGCTCGGATCGCAGCGAAGGACGAACTCCTGTTCCAAGACGCAATGAACTTTGTGAAGACTGAGTACGCGGACCTCCTCGCCAACGACTACCTCAAGCGTCTTTTCTTCGTTGAAGAAAACCGCCGGAGAGCGCCGAAGGAAAGGGGAGGTGAGGCAGACCCTCGCCCGTACAAGGACCTCTACAAGTCCATTGGGGATGATCTTCGTAAGGCGTTCAACTTGAGCAAGCCCGGCACTTCCCCCTCTGGTTCGCCCACCCCACCTGGGACGGCAGCCGCCAGACAAGAGCGCAAGGCCCAAGCGGTCCCTGTACCTCGCACAGCTGCGAGTAGGCTGCAGGAAGCTGCCGCTGCTGTCAAGGTCCCGACGCCCAGTGAAATCATCGCAGGCATGGCCGCAAATCGCGGTAAGAATCAACTCTCTCAACAACGAAAAGGAACCTAGACATGGCTGGCCAGCTTTGGGCAGTAAACAGTCTGGGTGGCTTCTTCTACTCGCTGAACCTGAGCAATGAACTGCGCGAGGCTCTCCAGCCTATGACGCGGTTCCGCCAGTTCTGCGATGTGAAGGATGCTTCTCAGCAAGGAAAGGGGAAGGGTCAAATCTTCACCTGGGACGTGGTGGGCAATGCAGCGACGGCAGGTGGGACTCTAACTGAGACCAACACCATGCCGGAGACTCAGTTCACCATCACGCAGGCAACCCTCACGATCAATGAGTATGGGAACAGCGTGCCGTACAGCGGTAAGCTGGAAGCCCTCTCGAAGTTTGAAGTGAGGAAGCCTGTGATGCAAGCAATGCGGAATGACGCGACGAAGACGTTTGACCGCGCTGCTTGGGCTCAGTTCCAGGCAACTCCCCTCCACGTGGTGCCGGCAGCCGCCGGTACGTCCACCGGAACTCTCACCCTCACGACGAATGGCACCGCAACCGCGACGAACAACATCGCGTTCCAGAAAGAGCACGCCAAGCTCGTTGTGGACCTGATGAAGGAGCGGAACATTCCTGCTTACAGCGGGGATGACTACGTAGGCGTTGCTTGGCCGACGACTCTCCGTCGGCTGAAGAACGATCTGGAGACCATCCACCAGTACACGGTGCCTGGCATCCAGCTCATCTTCAACGCTGAGATCGGTCGGTACGAGAACGTCCGGTACGTCGAGCAGACGAACATCCCGAAGGGTCGTTCCTCGGATGGAGGTCTGACTGGAAGTGCCTGGGCGTCGGGCAACGACTGGATCTTCTTCATTGGGGAAGACACGGTGGCTGAAGGAGTTGCAATCCCTGAGGAAATGCGTGCCAAGATTCCGACGGACTACGGTCGGTCGAAGGGCGTCGCATGGTACTACCTGGGGGGCTTCGGCCTTGTTCAAACCGTAGCATCTGAGGCCCGCATTGTTATGTGGGACTCGGCAGCGTAAGGGGAGGAAACCATGGCAACCAAGAACATGGCGTATGACCATCCCGCTTACCTTGCGGTTCAGTGTGCCCCCCTCGGCTCAGTCGCGGCGGGTAGCGGTGCAGCTTCTCAGCGGTTCGTGGCGCACGCGCCTCTGACCCTGAAGGCGGCCAACTACTCCACCACGATCCTGAGCACCGGAACCAGCATCGACATCAAGACGCTGTACATCATCCGGCAGGGTACGGCCACTACCACGACTGTTCTCGCCACGAACACGGCAGCGATTGCTGTGCACAACGTGGCGCTGAGTGGGACTGGTGCTGCAATGGCTCGCGGGGACCAGGCGTACATCACGAAGGGTACGGATGGCACGGAGACTGGCAGTGCGTCTCTGGAGTACGTCATCAATCCCGGCGCGGATGTGACTGCGTAGTGTGGATGGGAGGGGAGAGATCCCCTCCCTCCTCTGAGAAAGGAGAGAAGGATGTTGAAGCCATCAAGGAAAGCAGGAGGGTCTCCCCTCATCAACGAAGGGAAGGCTCATGGAGCGAGTGCCCCGAAGACGAAGCAAGCGAAGCCGGACCAAGCTGCTGGGCGGGTGCTGCTTGGTGCGTCTGTGGGCGCGTCCAAGAAGTCCACGTTCAAGGCCCCACGGAGCGAAGGAAGCTCCGATGCGACCTGCTGCGGCTACACGAAGGTGAGCTGAGTGGTCTGGCGAGCAGACGGCCCGAAGGGAAATGAAGTCGGGAAGATGCTCTGGGAGCTCGTACCCTATACTCGAGGCTTCGGCCTTGATATAGGGTGCGGTCCCCACAAGGGGTTTCCCCACTTCGTGGGAGTGGATAGCCGGAAGGACACGGCGCTGTTCAACATCCAGATGAATCCTGAAATCACTGTGGAGGATGCGAGTAGGCTGCCTCAATTCGCGGATGGTGCTTGTGACTTTGTGTTCTCGAGCCACTTGCTTGAGCACATCGTGGACTACAAGACCGCGCTGGCTGAGTGGTGGAGACTTGTGAAGGTCGGCGGCCACCTGTGCCTTTACCTCCCCCACAAGGACTTCTATCCGAATGTGGGGAAGCCGGGAAGCAACGAGGACCACAAGCATGATTTCCTCCCGCAGGACATCCTCGACGCGATGGAGGGGTTCGGCGGGGACTGGGACTGCCTGCGGAATGAAGATCGAAATGAGAGGGAAGAGTACAGCTTCTTCCAAGTGTTTAGGAAGCTCGAAGCTGGTGCCGGCCGCCAGCATACTTGGAAAAAGCCACGACCTGAGAAGCTTGCAGCTGTCGTTCGTTACGGTGCGTGGGGAGATGCCCTGCAGACCTGCAGCGTGTTTCCCGGCCTCAAAAAGCAAGGCTTTCACATCCGCCTCTACACTACTCCGCGGGCGTGGGATGTCCTCCAGCATGATCCTCACATTGATGAAGTGTACTTGCAAGACACAGATCAAGTACCCCCTCAACACCTCGGAACCTTCTGGGACTACGAGAGAGTAAAGTATGATCGGTGGATCAACCTGAGTGAGAGTGTGGAAGCCACTTGGCTTACACTGGGGGATCGAGTGCAGGCTCGCTGGCCGAAGAGTGTGCGAGACAAGTACTTGAACACGAACTACGTGGAGTTCCAGCATGAGCTGGCGGAGATCGTGTACACGAAGTCTCGTACGAAGTTCTACGCCTCGCTGGAGGAGAAGAACTGGGCAGTGGAACAGAGGATTGAGATGAAGGCAAGTCCTCTCATCCTCTGGGTCCTGAATGGCTCGAGCGTGCACAAAGTGTGGCCCCACATCGACCAGATCTTCGCCCGGATGATGCTTGTGTATCCTGAGTGCAAAATCGTGACTGTGGGGGACGCGAAGAGCCTGATCTTGGATGAGCCTTGGAAGAACGAGCCGAGGATCATTCGGAAGGCGGGACAATGGAGCATCCGCCAGACACTTGCATTCGCCCAAGTCTGTGACCTCATCGTGGGGCCGGAGACCGGCGTGCTGAGCGGCATGAGCATGGAAGACATGCCGAAGATTGTGTTCTTGAGCCACTCGAGCCATGAGAACTTGACCCGGGACTGGAAAAACACCTTCGCTCTCTTCAGCACGAAGACTCCTTGCTACCCCTGCCACAAGATGCACTATAACTGGGATCACTGCAACCGGAACGATGACAAGGATGCGTACTGGGAGGGCACAGCCCAGTGCCAAGTGGACATCCCTCCGGAGGCTTGCTGGGTTGCGATTGGAAAAGCGTTGAATGGTCCGAACGTGATACACGTGCCAATCCCGCGCGAGAAACTAGGAGCCTCCGTTGGTTGACCAGAGACTTCAGTCCCAGATGATGCCTCAGCAGCCACAACAGAGGGATCCTATGCAGGAGTTCCGCCAGAGGCTTGAGATGCGACTGAATCCTCGAATTGGTACGAAGGATGATTTTGACCAAGAGGGGCAAGCCCGGTTCTTCGCAGAACTCATGATGAAGATGCAAAGGGGGATACGCTGATGCCGAAGTATACGCCGACAGGCGAGCAGCTAAGTACCCAGGATCACAAGTTCAGGAGTGGAATTGTGGATGCCCTCGGAAGTGATGGTGATCGGAATGTACAGAGGTGGATTCATGACTCTGACCCCGCGAACCTGCGGATGCTCATTGAAAGTCTGAAGACCCCAGAGAACAAGACCGCGCAGAAGGTGCTGGGGAAGGAGCTGGAGAGGGTGCTTGGCCAACAGAGGGACTTCACTAATGTCTCTGGGGCTGACCAGTACAATCCTGGAAGTCATGGAGTGGAAGTAGAGTCTCCTCCAGAGGTTGGAAGGTTCCACGGTCCCGCCGGTATTCCTTCCCGATGGAGGAAGCCAGTGGGGTCTGACACTGCACCTGGGGCTATCGGTAGGAACTACCAGCATGACTGGAGAAGCTTCCTCGAAGACATCGTGAAGAACAATATCCCTCTACCAGAAGACGTGGGGGATGCTCGAATCCAGAAACTCATTGGAATGCTTGGACCAGGAGCGATGAACATGCTTGCGGGGAAGATGGCGCTGACGGCGCCTGCAGCGTTGAAGGCCGCGAAGGATGTTCCTGTAAGTCGAGTTCTCAGTGGCCCCTCCCAAAATATGTGGAGAGAGCAAGGAATGGCCCCTGGTAGAGAGGGTAAGATGCGCTTTGAGATTTCAGACGAGCTTGCGCATGTAAATCCGAACTATGGAGGAGAAGAAGCTCTTCTAGAGAATGTGATGCGGCATCCTCGGCTGTACGAAGCTTATCCCGACATGAGAAAAATACCTGTACTGCCGGCAGAGTCTCCAGGACAAGGTGCCTATTATATGGCGCCTCGAGGAGATTTCATAGAAGCTGCAGGAAAGGATCCGCGAGAACTTCTTCGTGTACTTCTTCACGAATCTCAACACGGAATACAAACCCGGGAAGGCTTCGCGGGAGGTGGAAATCCCAGAAGTATCGCCTCTAAGCTTTCTCAAAGAGAGGTTGACGCTTTTCTCAAGCGTGAGTACGACAGAGTAGTAAAAGCAGGGATGAAGCCAGACGAAGCCTTCTACCATATAGAAGATTTCGTAGCTCCTAACGCTGTACAGCATATTGGTATGGAGCGTTATGGAAGGAGGGCTGGGGAAGTGGAGGCTCGGAACGTAGAAAGGCGTTGGGCAGATCCGATTCTTCGACGCTTCGACCCTGCAATGACAGAGGATGTTCCGCGGAATCTTCAGATCCTCACGAACGTGCTTAGAGGAGTTAAGTAATGGCAACCAGCGGATCTTGGAACTTCCAGATGACTGCAGCCCAGGTCATTCAGTCTGCGTATGAGGACTTGGGCTTCATCGTGCCGGGAGGAACCCTTACCTCTGCCGACATCACGATGGCGCTCAGCAGGCTGAACCAGCTCGTGAAGCAGTGGCAGGGGACCGCGGATAGGTTCCCAGGCCTTAAGGTCTGGACTCGCCAGAGACTGACTGTGTTCCCAGTGAGCGGGCAGGCGAGGTATCTTGTGGGACCTGCCTCAGGAGATGACCGGGCGACAGCTTCCGCTGTGGTGACGACCCTAGGGGCCGCGAAAGCAGCGAACGCGACGAGCATTACGGTAGCGAGTACTACTGGGATGACCGCCGCTGACCAGATTGGCTTTGTGCTGGCGGCGGGAACCATCGGCTGGACGACGATCACAAGTGTGGATAGTGGTACAGGTCTCACAGTGCCGGCAAACACCTTAGGCGCCGCGAACTCAGGAGCTGTCGTTTACACCTACACTTCTAAGGCCCAACGATTCCCCTCTCTCGAGACAGCGAGCTTGCGGGATTGGAGTTCTCCCAGCCAGCCAATCGACATTCCTGTGGCAGTCTATACAGATGTCCAGCAGTATGAGGCTGTGACTCAGAAGCTCGCCCCCGGCGATCCGCTCTCCATCCTCATTGAGCCTCAGCGCCTCAACACGGCGGTCACCTGCAACTTTGCAGCAGTGAATATGTACAAGACTCTGAGGCTAGTTGCGGTGTACCCCTCGGAGGACTACGACGATGCTGCGGGAGCAGATGACATTGCGTATCCGCAAGAGTGGTATGCTGCGTTGAGTTGGGAGCTTGCTTTCCGCCTCGCACCGAGCTGTGGGAACTGGACCCAGATCATGGAGGCGAATAGGCAGAACGCCCTTGGTGCCGCTGTGGGTCTTAACCCTCAGAACACTTCCTCTCACTTTGAGCCTGGCAAGGAGTAGACATGGCCGATACGAAGATCAGTGCACTGACTGCCCTTACCGGGGCGAATGTGGCAGATGACGATGTCTACCCCATTGTTGACACTTCGGTCACTACGACGAAGAAGATCGCAGCGTCGGAGCTGCGGATAGCTGTAGGGATGCCTCCAGGTATTGTCTTGCCGTATGCAGGTACGGCAGCTCCCTTTGGTTGGCTACTTTGCTACGGACAAGCTGTGTCACAAGCTACTTATGCGGCTCTGTACGCGGTTATCGGTACAACTTTCGGACCAGACTCAGGAGGTAACTTCACTCTTCCGGATGCTCGCGGGAGGGTAATTGCTGGCCAGGATGACATGGGGGGCTCCAGCGCGAATAGACTCACAGGGCAGAGTGGAGGGGTGGATGGGGATACCCTTGGAGCTACTGGCGGGGCGGAAACGCACACTCTTGTTGTTAGCGAAATCCCAGCCCATACGCATACCATACTCACCGGCCCGCCAGGTGGAGGATACGCTGACCCGGCATACAATTCCAACGACCCGCGAGCCATGAATTCAACATCCAGCAGCACTGGTGGTGATGGGGCACACAACAACGTTCAACCGACAATCATTCTGAACTACATCATCAAGACTTGAGATGCCAACGGATCGCATACCACTGGTAGGTAGTTTCAACCAGCGAGGTCTCGCAGGGAACGCAGACCTTGTGTCTGGCCTTGACCAGAGGTTTCTCAACTGCGTATTCTCCGTCGCGCAGAACCCAGTCACGGAGAAAGCTGTAGTGTATGTGGAGAAGAGGCCGGGGTGGGGAGTAGATAGCCTTGTGGCGGCGGGAAGCGCCTCTACTGCATTCCTCCGTCCCCAGTCTTTCAATGCTGCGATAGCAGCCTTTGGAGACACAAACTCCACGATCTACGTGGGGACGATTTCTGTGGGAGCAATCACTGGGCGAGCCCTGTTCTTCACAGAGACTATCGTCAACAGTATTACTTACGTGATGATTAAGTCATCGGATGGTACTGGTTGGTTCTACGCGGAGGGAGCGAAGGACCAGCTGACGTACATCGGCGACACTCACACGAATACGACGATTGACAATATCGCTTCCACCGCAGGGATGTATGTAGGGCAGATTGTCACCGGGACGAACATCCCAGCGGATACGAGGATTGCTACAGTAAGTGCCACATCCATCACACTTACCCAGGCCACGACAGGGACCACTGCTGGCATCACTATCACGAAGGCTCCCCTTGCGAAGATTATTGACGCGGACTTCGTAACCACCGGGACGAGGATTAGCGCCTTCGTGGAGATGGATGGGTACTTGTTCTACTCCACAGATGATGGGAATGTGCGGAATAGCGACTTGAATTCTGTCACATCCTATCCTGCGCTCGGTTACGTCTCGCCCAATATGTCGCCTGATCCCCCAGTGGGACTGGCCCGCCATAAGAACTTACTCATCGCCATGGGCTGCGCTTCGAAGGAAGCTTTCTACAACGCAGGCTTGGCTACTGGAAGTCCCCTCCAGCGCTCACCCCAGTACTTTGATCGGATTGGAGCACTGGACCAGCGATCCATCGTAACGCTGGACAACGATATCTACTTCGCCTCGACTCCACATGAGGGGGATGTCGGAGTTCATAGAATTCGAGGAATGGAGCTGACGAAGGTTAGTACCTTCGCGGTGGATAAGATCCTTGGGACAGCCGCAGCAGACGGAGCGATTTATGCTACGAGCTTTCGCCTTGGAGGATATCCTTACGCAGCGTTCGTTGTCTCAGTCGCGAGTGATGGGCCAGCAAGTAATCTACTCCTAGAAAGTGGAGATGCTCTCTTGCTAGAGAGCGGGGACAACATCCTCTTGGAAGACACTCCTGCGCAAGTGGCTTCCTTCCTCCGAATGCTTGTCCTCAATGCCTCGCTGGGAGTCTGGAGTGAGTGGGACTGTAATCAGGCTACCTTCGTAGATGGTATTGGTATGGGAACCTCGAACCAGATCCTCGCCACAAGCAGGTTTAATACTGGAGGAAAGATCTATAGAATAGCTCCTATTTCCGATGGCCAGCTATACACAGACGAGGGGGCAGCCTTCAGTATGGAGATCCGGACCGCGAGGGTGGACCATGGAACGACGAAGAGGAAGTTTGTGCAGTCGGTTCGCCTTGTGAGTGATCAGCAGACCGCCGGTACTGCAAGCCTCTACTTCAGCGATGACAACTACGTGACGTGGCAGGGACCTTTCACGTTTGACATGGAGCTTCCAGAGCCTAGGGTGAACCGCCTGGGCTCGTATGAAGGAGGCCGGGCGTACAAGATTGTCCACTCCTACAACGGACCCTTCCGGGCAGAAGCCTTGGAAATCGACTACACGGTGGCGAAGTGAGTCATCTCGACAACCAAGAGATTGATGTCAAGTCCTTCGCGTTCCAGAACCTTCTTTCCCAGGACCGATGGGAATCATGGACTCCTGTGTTTGGTAGCTTGACAGTGGTGGGAGCGACGAGTTATAGTGGTAGATTGCGGGTGGTGGGAAGGAAGTGTGAATTTCAAGTCCAGTTCAGTGCTGCGACGAGCATTGCTTCCTCGGCGGGAACAGATTACTTGACCTTGCCGATGGCTGCGGGTGGGCTGGCTGGGTCTGCTGCAATGACGAATGATACGACGAATGTTGCAGTGGGTCTGTGCCACATAGATGTTGCGACTTCGAGGTGTTACTTGCCGACGCAAGTGGCAAGTGGGAATGTGTTTAACCTTACAGGCTGGTTTGAGATAGGAGTTTGATATGGCTGACACAACCTTCATGGCGAAAGCCGCCTATCTGGATAAAGTATCTCCCCAACCAGAAGGCTCTTGGATGCAAATAGCACCTGACTATGTTAACCAAACATATGATCAGTTAGCCGGTAGCCGTCCCATTTCTCAGGATGAACACGCTTATTGGGACAACGCATCAAAGAGCAACATGAGTGGGAGCGATTCCGGGT